CTCCAAAACCTGTAGCAACTCCTGAATATACATTACTAAATGAATTAAGTATATGTGGTAGAGTTGAAGGTAATATTGGAGATAATGGAGTTGTACGATATAGTATCAAAGTATTTGGTAAGAAAGCTGATGTTGATGAGTTAAGTAATCTAAAGATAAATATATATGATCAACGAGGCAAATCTCTAGATAAAGTTGATTGTGGAGATTATAAGGGTTTATGAAAAAGATTGTAGGATTTAGAAGTATTAGTGATAGTTGTATTAATTGTAAATATTGTCAATTACAACGAAGTGAAGATTGTTATGGACATTTAACAAAGATATTCTTCAATTGTGAGTTGGATATTAATAATGAGTATATGATATCAGATTCAACCGTATGTGAATCTTTTACAGACAACTCAATAGAAGATGACGATATTAAACATTGATTAAAATTATACTATATGGTATTATACTAAAGAGGAGAAAATAACATGGATAATGAAAAAGATGACTTATCGTTAGAATCGACACTAGCAATGGCACAAAGCTCTTACCTATCGAATGTAGGGGTTTATAGTGCCCTAATAGGTAAACTATCATCTAGGGCTAAATCTAGAGTCCTACAGATGATGGTACAGTATCCTTTTAATGACAAAGAATATAAGTCAACAAGTGCTATAGAGAAATCTTGTTTAGCCTTTGGACTTAAAGCATTAGAGGCTAAGTTCTTAATGGAGATGAACGGGTATTTATCTGCTGCAGGAAAAGCCTTGACAGATGAAACTGAAATGAAGTATAATGATAAAATAGAAGAGATTAATGGAGAGAGTAAATGAATAAAGAGTTTAGTTTATCAGATATAAAGGAAATCAAGAGAATCATTAAGGATTTCTGGAAGCAAATGAAGAAGACTGGAACATATAAAGTTGATTCTAGAAAAGATCCTGATACGGGTATGAATATATGTAATGATCGAATTGTACACGGATATGGATTGCAAGGACTTAATGACTCTCTTAAAAAAGAGTATAGAAATTACTATAAAGCTCTTCATTCAAAGAAGTTTGATTGTTTTATATTACCGACAAAAGTTCAATTTTATCGTTTTGTATTACAACAAATGATGCCAGATAGATTTTCGAATCAATTATGGTCCGATATAAAAGATTATTATTGGAATAAAGCTGAAAAGGGAGAAATTAAATGAGTAAGTATAAAAGATTTGTAGTGGGTTCAGTATGTAAAGCTAAAGATGCAGGTAAACCTGATTATATTAAAATGGGTGCAGATATCAATTTGAAGAAAGGTGATATTCTAAATCTAGAATCAGCTAAGGCTCAACTAGAATCATTAGAAGCATCTATGGCTAATGGTAAACTAAGTGCAGAACTTGGTGCTAAGATTAAAGAACGATTGGAGAAGATACCTTCGTTTGTTAGATTTCAAATAGTTAAGATATCAAAAGAAGATTAGTCCTTCATAAGCTAATCTTTGGTCCTGTCCTCTCATAAATAAGATTGGGGTTGTTTTCACAGCAACCCCTTTTTTTATTGTATGATATATTTAATTTTTTCAATTGACATGGATGTTGTAGTATGTTACTTTTAATGTAAGTGGAGGAGAAACATGTCATTATATAATTTTAAGAAAGGGTTAGCATCAAAACCTATGTTGGTTCATGTTGATGAGATATCTAACTTAATGGATGATCCTGATAAAGATTACTATCAAAGTATATTCAAATACACAGCCGAACATCAAAAGATCTTAATCGAGAAAGGTTCACTTGCCGGAATTAAAGATGTTAAGACTGATATACTATACTTCGACTTTGATAACAAAGAAGATATAGAACAAGCAAGAAAAGACGCTATTGAAGTTGTATACAGATTAATTGAAGCTACAGCAGTAGAGGATTCAATTGAGGTATTCTTTAGTGGAGCTAAAGGATTTGGAGTTATGATACATCTCAATGAAGAATTAACTCCTGATCAGTTTAAGGAAGCTATTAATTACTTCGCTAAAGACTTAAAGACATTCGATCCTGTAGTATGTGATCCACAAAGAGTTATTCGATATGTTAATAGTAAACATAACAAAAGTGGATTATTTAAGATACCACTTGAACTATCCGAATTAGATGAGATGAATGTTGATGAGATTAAAGAGTTGGCTAAGAAACCTAGATATAACACTATACCTAAAACACAAATCAGTATATATAGTGATATGATACTTCCCGAAAAAAAGAAAGAAAAAGTTAAAGCTGAGAAACCTAAAGCTCAAGTTGATGAATGGGGAGAAGTAGTAGACTCTGAATATTCAATGGATATTAAAACTTGTGACTTAAAGATTAAGCCTAATAATTTTGATGATGCTAGATGGTTATTAAACAATGGGTTCTTCTCAGAAGGAGAAAGATCTACAGCATTATTATGTCTAGCTAGTTTCTATAAAAGTATTGGATATGCAAAAGAACAGACATATCGATTATTAAAAGGTACTGCTGAACTACAATCTAAACGTAGTGGACAAGATAGGTTTCCAGATGTAGAGCTTTGGAATAATGTTGTATCTCAAGTATATGGACCGAATTGGAAGGGTGGTATATTTAGTTATAAAGATCCTAATTCATGGTTATACAAGTATGCAACTAAACATGGTATCAATGTAAATCAAGTAACTTCCGTTATGAAGTTTGAGGATATAGAAGCACAATTTAGAGACTTTGTAATTAATATAGATAAGAATACTGTGAAGACCGGGATACGCCAATTAGATGAAGCTATGCCTTTGACAGTAGGAATGGCGTGTGGACTCGTAGGAGCTGCTTCTAGTGGTAAGACGAGCGTTGCATTAGACATACTAGCTAATACTTCTAAGATGAACGTAACGAGCGTTTTTGCATCTCTAGACATGTATCGTACAAGAATCTTTGAAAAGTTGACATATAGAGTTACTGGAGGTAAATCTCGTAAAGAAATATATGAAGCTTTCCAACAAGGTAAACATGCTGAGATTACTCAGAAGATCAAGGATCAATTTGGGAATGTATTCTTTTACGATAGAAGTTCTCCTACAGTTCAGAATATAAAGGATTATGTAATTGATGTACAACAAAAAACTGGTGAGAAAGTTAAGCTAGTGATGATCGATTACTTTGAACGAGTTAGTTCTGAAATGTCAGATGATACTGCGGCAAGTAAGCAAGTAGCAGGAGAGATACAGGATTTAGTAAACGACCTTAACGTTTGCGTAGTAGTATTGTTTCAACCAAATAAACAAGCTTTATCTGGCGGACCGGAAATGCCTATACTTAACTATGCATCGATTAAAGGTTCATCATTCGTGTTTCAATCACTTAGAACTATCTTTAGTATATGGAGACCATTCTTTACACCGTTAACTAAAGAGAAGGATCATTATCTAAGTCTTGGTATTTTGAAGAATGACTTAGGAGTATTAGATACTTTCGACTTTGGGTGGGAAGGTAAGACTGGTAGAATATATGAACTAGAGGATTTCCAACGAGAAGAGTTAAAGGAATTGCTAGATCAGAGAGATAAGAAGAAAAAGGAAAAAGATGATGAGTGGAAGTAGAATTGACATTAAACAATAATACTGGTATAATATGCTATGAGTTTTGAATACTTTTTTCTAGATAGAGATATAGATGTCATATGGATTATAATATGTATGTTAGCATATGCTATATCGTACAAAGCTTTAGATGTAAGGGAATCACATAAGGATTGGTACGTTCCTTGTTTGATTGCTGGGACTGGTATAATAGGGTTATGTATATCAATAGTATTGTATATATTTAAATTAGTTGCGAAGGAGTAGTAAATGTGTGATAATGTCAAACTTATAAAAGATAGCGATCGACCGTCTATTTCATTAGATAATAGTGAACCTTGTACTATTATATTCAAATGTGAAAGCGTTGATGATGCTAGAGTATATGCTAATGCTTTTAGATATAAAGATGCATTTGAAGAAGTGTGGATGAAGCTATTCAGACCGAGACTGAAACATGGGTATAACAGTAAGAAGATCAACGACTTACTAGAAAGAAATGGATCTGAAGATAAAGATGGCGATTTCTCAAGTCCATGTCACGAGTTGATGGATGAGTTAGAGAAACTATATCACGAGATTAGAGAGGATATCCAAGAATAACTACAAACAAAGGGGAAAAAAATGAAAGACTTAATCGGTTTGTATTATCCTATTAGAAATGATAAAAATCTAATAGTAGGGAAAAAGTTAATTCGGGATGTAGCTTTATACAAAAATACAAAAGGTAAAACTTTAGGTTTATGTCTTAAATTCGATGAACATTCAGAGTGGAAGGACGTATTTCAAGGAATGGAACTATACGATTATCAAGGAGAAGCAGTTCAAACATCATTTAATTGCGTTCATCTTCTCGAAACGATACAAGATTTGCTTCGAGACTATCCAGAAGTTAAACGAAAAGGTAAGAGAAGCATATTCGTTAAAAAATCTTGATAATACTGAATAATATGTTATACTATACTCTAGCGAGGTAGTATATGAGATTATGGTCAGTACATCCTAAACATCTAGATTCAAAAGGTTTAGTCGCTTTATGGCGATGAATATTTACCTAATCCATTATTTTCTCTTGTAGATGGAGATATTGAATCCTGGGAGATATTATAATAGTAGATCTTTAATAATTTTTAGAGTAGAATATAGTTATGTATAGTAATGCTTTAATATACGGTAAAAATCCTTTAGAACGTATTGTCTCGCTTGAAGTTGTAGATGATCAATTAGAAGTCTTTCAACAACAAGATGATGGTTCTATCCATTCAATATTCTTTCCTAATAGATTCTGGCTGTTATCGCCTAAATGGTTTGGAGACGGTTCAGTTAAACTACAAGGTAATCAACATTACTGTTACGGTAAACAATATAAAGAACGTAAAGAATTTATGTCAGAACGTGGTAGGATGTCTAAATCAGATGTCTTTAGTATATTCAATCCTAAAGAAGCTATAATGGTAAAAGATGGATATACTTACTTCAAAGGACTTAAACCTAATGAAGTATCAATACTATCATTCGATATTGAAACTACTGGACTTAAGATGAATGATACATCTAAAGTATTACTTATATCAAATACATTTAGAGATAGCAAAGGTAAAGTAACTCGTAAACTATTTTCATATGAGAACTATGCTTGTTGTGGTGAGATGATACTGGATTGGAGTAACTGGGTGCAAACTGTAGATCCTAGCATTTTATGCACACACAATGGTATGTGTTACGATTTACCGTATATGCATTATTGTGCAGGTAAGACTGGACATAACTTAGAGATAGGTAGAGATGGATCTAATATTCAATTTGAAGAGTTCGAACGTAAATATCGAGTAGATGGTTCTAGGGAGCTTAGTTATAAACGAGCTAGTATATATGGAAGAGAAATAGTAGATACAATGTTCCTAGCTTATAAGTATGATGCAGCTAGTAAGAAGTATGAATCATATGGATTAAAGAATATCATTAAGCAAGAGGGATTAGAGAAGAAGGATAGACAGTTTTACGATGCTGGCAAAATCAAAGATAATTATCGAGATTCTGCTGAGTGGGAGAAGATTAAGAAATATGCAATTGAAGATTCTGATGATGCGTTGATGTTATACGATTTAATGATACCAGCATTCTTTTATATGACACAATCTATCCCTAAGAGTTTTCAGATAATGATTGAAAGTGCAACTGGAGCACAGTTAAATAGTCTATTAGTACGTTCTTATTTACAAGAAAAGTATAGTATTCCTAAAGCTGATGATGTAATTCAATATGAAGGTGCGATAAGTTTTGGGATTCCTGGGATATATAGAAATGTCCTTAAGGTCGATGCAGTTTCAGAGTATCCAAGTTGTATGATACAGTACGAAGTTTATGATAAGAAAAAGGATCCTAAGAAAAATTTTTTTAAAATGGTTGAAACATTTACATCTCAAAGAATTGCACATAAGAAGTTAGCTAAAGATACTGGAGATAAATATTATAAAGATATGGAACAAGCAGAAAAAATCGCAATTAATTCTGCATATGGTCTACTAGGCGCTCCAGGACTTAATTTCAATAGTCCTCAGAATGCAGCACTAGTTACTAAACTAGGAAGAGAATGCATCATGAAGTCTATAGAATGGGCATCTGGAAAATCTTCACAGTATTGGATTGATAAATGTAAAGGAGAAAATGAAGATGAGTCGTCAGAGTGAAGCGAATAGAAGAAAAGATACTTGTATTGAATGTGGTAGGTTCATGCCTATTAAAGCTAAGAATATGTGTCAAAACTGTTGGCATAAACATAAAAGACGCTATGATTTAAATTTCTTTCTACGAACAAGATATGTAGAATTAAAAAACCGATGTTCTAATCCGAATGAACCGAAGAATAATTATCTAGGAATGAAATATTGTTCGTTAATGGAATTCTATTCTTTTTTTATAAATGATAATAAACTCAAGAAACTATTTAAGAATTGGCAGAAATCGAATTTTGATTTTAAACTAGCACCTTCTATTGATAGGATAGACCCTAAAAAAGGGTATATACTCGGTAATATGCAATTTATTACACATTCTGAAAATTGTACTAAAGATCAAATAATGACGAAAATAAGAATGTTCTCTAAGGATAGGATATATATTCGTGATTTTATCTCACAAGGAGAAGCTGAACGACAATTAGGAATACCTCAAGCTAATATTTGGAAAGTTTTAAATAAGGAAAGAAATAGTGCAGGAGGATATTACTTTGAATACGCATAATTTTATTATTACTAATTGTGACACAGATAGTATTAGCTTTTGTAAACAAGATCAAACTAAATTTTCTTCTGATGAAATTAGTAAATTAATTGATGATCTAAATAGTAATTTCCCAGAAAAGATTCGATTTGCAAATGACGGTTACTTCCCAGTATTCGTAGTATTGAAAGCTAAGAACTATATCATGTGGGATGGAACTAAACTTAAGTTCAAAGGTTCTGCTCTTAAAGATGCTAAGAAAGAACCTGCGCTTAAAGAATTTCAAAAGGCAGTTATCGATAGTATCATTTTCGAGAAGAATGATTATACTGAGATCTATAATAAATATATACGAGAAGCTATGAACATCACAGACATTAAACGTTGGGCTTCTAAGAAGACGATATCTAAAACTGCAATGGAATCTACTCGCAGTAACGAGACCAGAATCATGGACGCTTTAGTAGGTAAAGACTTTAGTGAAGGCGATAAAGTATATATGTTCTTTCGTGAGAAAGAGAAGTTAGCTTTAGTTGAAGATTTTGATGGAACATATGATAAGGATAAAGTATTAGAGAAGTTATACAAAACAGTACAAGTATTTAAATCAGTTATAGATATTGAGAAGTATTTTCCTAATTATAAACTTAGGAAGAATAAACCTTTATTAAATAAGATCATAGACTAAGTTTTGTTAGACAAATCTATAGTTTTATGTTATCATATATCAGAGGTGTTTATATGGATTATAAAAATACAGTTTCCGAATTCTTCAAACGATATCGTAAAGAGTTTCGTACTTATAAACGTGAAGTTATAGGTAAGCTCATCCCGAAGGGTCTTCGTCTTACAAAAAGAATAAATTTTAGTAAGAAAAGGACAATTAAATGAACGGACTAAAAACTATTTTAGTTGAATATTTTAACAAACAACCGTATGTTAGTCTTTCTGAAGTTCAGAGGGTTATTCGAGAATATGATAAAGAAATAGAAAGATTGAAAGTTGCTAATGATACATATAATGAATTAGAGATGTATGATTGGGATATGCATAATGGAGATGAATATGAATAATTTTTATAAACTAGTTCAAGAATATGAAGATTTAGTCAAACGAGTAGCTAGAAGAACTGGTGTAATAGTTGAACCGACTCGTTATTCATTTTTCTTAGAAATGATCGAACGTAGATTAAATAAAGGACTTCCAGTAGAAGAATCTGATTTATTTACATTAGCTAATAATATAAACAAGGTAAATTTATGCGAAGAATAGACAAACCAGTAACTCTTAAAAATCTAATAGATATTAAGTACCAAGAACTATTGAAGAAGTTGAAAAATTAAATCATTATACTAATTTACAATTATTAAAAGCTAAAGATAATTTATGTAAATCAAGTAAGATATTTTAGAAGGTATACTATGAAGAAAGAAACGGATGACTATTTAGATCCGAAAATTTGTACTAAATGTATAAATTATATGTGGATACAAGATGAATATGGATCTAATAGAAGAGCTCTAGGAAGAGAATGTGGAAATTGTTTCAAACAACAGAAACGTTTTAAAGTAACTAAGTTTAAAAGTAAATCTAGGAGGAAGGCTAAATGAGATTAGTATCGTTCATTCTTAGTTTGTTTATACTATCTAGTTCAGCTTTTTCATATGACTTTAATATTCATCAAAAGTTATTTAATATGATTACTGGTTATGAGACTACTATGCCAATCAAGGTAGTCATGTCTAGACCCTTTCAAAACTGGTCAGCTCTATGTTATAAAAAACGAGAAGTGTATATTACTGAAGAACTTATGAGAATCGTACAGAAGTCATATCCCACAGTTAACTGGATAGTATTACATGAACTAGGTCATTGCGAGTTAGGACGTAAACATGAATCGGCTATGATAGAGTATAATCAAATATTTATACCAGTATCTATCATGCATCCTAGTTTATTATTACCAGATGATATCTACATGACATTACATGAATACTATTGGTGTGAGTACAATAGAGGATTATTTTGCTTGAAATATCTTCCAGGATATGTTAGAGTAGGAAGAATACCATAGGAGAAGAAATGTCTAGAGAGTATAAGAATCTGAACATCATCGAAGTAAACTATGGGTTCGGTTGGGCAAGAGAAGGAGATCCTTCGACTTATCCAATTAGCATGGTACTTGAACAAGTGGATAAAGAAGTTGGTGAACTAAGAGAACATATAAGGATATTGGAGGAGAAACTAAATGAAAAATAAGATTGATGTATTCCTAAAGAATTTATTTAAGAAGAGACAGAAAGGACCAAAAGAAGGAATTGTCGAATCTCATATCGAAAAATTATCTAAAAAGATCAGATCTTCGGGTAATTATGATTTAAATTTACAACTACTTAAAAATCCTCCTGCTGCTCCAGATAAGGAATACTATAAAAAAATAGAAGGCAGTGAGTACTACGTTTCAAACTTCGGAACAATATTAAGTTGCTATAAGGATAAGAAAAAATTTTTATCCAATAAGTTCAGTCATAATCGTTTATTTATTGATAATAAGTACTATACTATAACTCGTTCAAATTTAGTATATGAATTATTTAATAATGAAAAACTAAAATCAAAATCTATTATATCCTTGTTTGATAAAGATCGAGGTATAGATAGTAATAATTTATTCCAAGAGAATTTCGGAGATATACTAAGAAGACGTAACACTCAGAGAAATCAAAAACGGGGTGTATATAAGTGGTCAGATAAAAACGGTTATAGTAAATGGCGAGCTATAATCAAAATAAAGAATAAAGTAACTACTATTGGTTATTACAATAAAAGAGAAGATGCAGAGAATGCATATCATAGTGCTTTTACTAAAATATTCGGATATGAGCCGTATAAGAAGGATTAGTCATGATAGAAATTTGTGGATGGATAGGTTCTCTTTTACTTGCATTGCGAGCTATTCCACAATTAGTTAAATCTATTAGAACTAAATCGTCTAAAGATATATCTCGTTTATTTCTAATAATGTGGATAATTGGTAATATACTTTCTATATTATATGTGATACATTCAAATGATATTCCACTATTATTGAATTTTAGTTTGAATACTATTATTCCAAGTATAATATTAGGAGTGAAACTTAAATATGATTAGACTATTATTACTTTTATTACTAGTTAGTTGTTCTAATGGTAATAGATATAACTTAGGAGATACTGTTAAAATCGTTGAAGGAACATATAATGGTATGTATGGAACTATTAGAGATATATTATGCTTTCAACGGATATGTGATTACAATGTAGTACTAACATATCCAAATAGAAAAACTGTAGTAATTAGTGAATCATATGTTGAGAAGATAGATTTAACAAATGTATATGGAATGGGTAGATGAAATTAATTTTATATGTTCTAATATCTTTATTTAGTCTAAATAGTTTTAGTGGCGAGTTCTTCATTCGATTTAAACGTATATTCCCAGCAAAGAAAATCTTCTGTAAATACGAACCTTATAAATATAAACAAAGAGCTTATTTTGAAATGTGTGGAGAACATCTAATATGTTTTCCTGATATGTACAATAATAATTATATACTAATTAATCCAAGAACAGGTGAAAGTAAAGAAGTTGAAAGAGAATGGTTTTTGACCCATTGATAATATAGAATTTATATGTTATACTTTTTAAAAAGGAAATAGAGATGAAGAGATACGTCATTACTAGCTATATACCGAACAGTAAAGTTGATGATGCATTTATCAGAACATTGATAGCTTACTGTAAACGAACGGATGCTAAATTATTAATTAGTCAAACACAACCTAATTATAGAGAAGATATTGAAAATGATAGAAGTAACTTCCTAAGTTCTTTAAAATCTAATAATCCCGGTCTTGTTAATATAGTTAAAGAAAATCAATCACTTAACGATAACATTATGATCTCTCAGGTTAAAGTTAATGTTAACTTGACAGATCCAGTATCTGGTCTAGAAGGAATCGCTGCGAGGCAAGGAAGCCTCATCATTCCATACCCACGTCAAAGAGCTAAAATGGTACCTAGAATGCTTAAAGAGAACAGAGCTCCTAGAGGTATATGGTGTACAGGAACTGTGTCAGAACCGTATTATAAAGATACTAAGAGTGGTTCAAGAATGGCTGAGTTCCATTTGAAGGGAGCTCTAATAGTAGAGATACTAAATAAGTCTTATTTTAATGTTAGACAACTTCAATGGGATGAACAATCTAAAGGGTTTTATGACCTAACTACTTTTTATTCTGGAGCAAAAAAAGTGGTTGAAGTAATAAAGAATGTTCCGATTGAAGCTTTATCTCTGGGTGATGATCACGCAGTATTTCTAAATAGAAAGATAGTAGAGAAGACTAAACAGTTAATTAAACAATTAAGTCCTAAGAAGATATATCATCATGATACTTTAGATTGTGCTAGTATATCACATCACGTTCAGTATAAACATATTACTAAAGCTTTGATCAATATGACTTTAACTGAAGAGATTAAAGTAACTTCTGATTATCTTAAAGAAATGATAGCTTCATCTAAAGCTGAACATTACTTAGTAGCTTCTAACCACGTAGAACATTTAGATAAATATCTTGAAGAAGCTAGATATGTAAATGATACGTTCAATCATATTATCGGATTGGAGTTAGCACTTGCTAAAGCTAAAGGACATAATCCGTTAGAATGGGCGTTAAACCGGATTCATAAACTTGAACGATTTAATGTTATGACTCGTAAAGATACAATGAAAGTTTGTGGCTATGAAATGTTATGTCATGGAGATTATGGTTCAAATGGATCTAGGGGTAATGCTAAAGATGTAGGATTAGTTTATGCAGGTAAAGTAGTTACTGGACATTCACACAGTCCAGAGATTTCAGTATATAATAACCCAGTAAATGGTACTATGACAGATCTTAATTTACCGTATACTAACGATAGTGCTGGAAGTAAATGGTTTTGGACTCATACTATAATATATAAGAATGGAACCTTTAGTCAGATAGCGTTATTACCGGACGATATCTATAAAGATAAACAGGAGTAATTATGAGGTCGATAACTCTCAATGTGAAAGGAACGGACTGGACATTTAGACTCCTAGGCGATAAAGCTTTCACTAAGAAGCATAAATCTGAAGAAGGTGAAGTAACCGAAGCTATAACTATATTAGAGAGTAAAGTCGTCGAGTTCAATAAGATATATTTGAAACCCACCGTTGTGATTCATGAGCTAACTCATGTGTTCTTTGGATCATCGTTAGTTGAAACTGCATCGTTAGATAAAAATCAAGTTGAGGAAGTTATGTGTGAAATAAATGCTCATCATATTATGGATATTGTTGCAATGACAAATAAGATACTCCAAGCATTTATGATACAAGATTAAGCTTGTAATTTAAATCAAAATACTATACAATAAATATAAGTTAAAAGGAGTCTATAAATGTTATTATCTTTTAGTGGTGAAAGACTAGTAGGTAAGGATACAGCAGCAGAAGTTTTAATAAACGAATTTGGTTTTAAACGGAAAGCATTAGCTGATCCCTTAAAAGAAATATGTTCAGAAGTATTCTGTATAGATTTAAAGTATTTCCATGATCAAGAACTAAAGGAGAAGCCATTCAAAAAACCTTTACAAGTAACTAAAGGACATCTAAAAAGGCTACTAGATTACTGTGCTCAATATGAAGATGTATCAGGTAGAGCGTATGTCCAAGTACTTAATACTTGTTGTGTTCAACTAGAAACGCCTAGAAAGATATTACAATATATAGGTTCAGATGTTATTAGACAGTATATAAGTAGTTCTTTCTGGTTAGATTTAGCTATGAAGACATTACCGTTTAATGATAGCAATGTTGTTGTAACTGATTCTAGATTTGCTAATGAACGTGACTCTCTTAAGAAATGTGGAGGTCAGTTATGTTTAATACAAAGACCTATGGATAAACCTAAAGATGTACATCTAAGTGAAAATGATTTAGGAACTTTAAATGACTATCATCACGTTATAAATAATAATAAGTCATTAGAAGAATTTAGATCTTCAGTAAAGGAATGGTATAAGGCTAACTTTGGAGGTTAATACATGAGTCGAACTCTTAGACACATCTCAGCAAGTAGTGGTAAAAAAGAAGAGGAACTCAGTCGGCTAAGGAGATTAGTAAGTGATCAAAAACAAGTAATTTTAAGATTAGAAAGAGTTATACGGGATTTACAAAAAGTTATAGATAATAAAGGTTACAAGATAAAACCTGAGAAAGTAAAACCTGAAGAGAAAAAGATAAGTAAAGAATTAAAGAAAGAACAAGATTTTGAGGAGTTTAGAAGGAAACTAATTGAACAAGTTAGAAGTAAACCTAAACCTGATAATATACCAGATTAAGGAATATAATGGCTAAGATAATTACACTTAAAGCATTTATCATATCAACATTAAGACGTGCTAGTTATAGATGGCCAGCTAGAAATAATGCACAGAAACGAGCTAGGATATCTAGGGGTATATATAAATGTGAATTATGTGGCAATGAGATGAAAGCTAAAGATACAGTGAAAGATCATATACATCCAGTAGTAGATGTCACTAAAGGATTTACTACCTGGGATGATTATATTAATAGAATGTTCTGTGATGAATCGGGGTTTCAAGTTATATGCAGTACATGTCATACAAAAAAGAGTGATAATGAACGTGAATTGCGTAAATTATATAGGAAGAAGAAATGAAAGAACTAACTCTGTGCTGTGAACATTGTAATCAAGAAACTCAAGATATTGATTTATATGATATTGAAGAAGAGATTGTATGTTACAAATGCTTATGTGAATTATTTAATAAAGATGAAGATGTAACCGCTGTTCGTCTTTGTAAGGAGTAGTCATGTCAGGTGGAAGTTGGAATTACAAGGAACATAATATATACGCAATTATTGAAGATATATGTGATGATGAACGTATGAAGAAGAAAGTACCTAAACTAACTAAATTGATATATAGACTAGGTTTAGAGTTATCAACTACTCTTCATGATTTAGATTACGATTTTGCAGGAGATACTGAAATAGAAGACTTTAATAAGTTCGAGAATGAAGCGATGGATAAACTATTGAAATGTTTTAAGTTTAAGAAGTAGTTTGACTTTAATATAGATTTTATGATAATATGTACTAATTAGGAGTTAACATTGAATTACACATACTATTTAGTAGCTAATGAAATTGTAAATGAATCTCAAGAAAAACCGGAGACTTCAAAATCAATTTATAATAACTCTGTCAGTATTGTAGCTAAAAAAGAAATAACAAAACAAGATAATCAAGAAAATAACTCTCTGTATATTCCCTTTTGTATATTAATTTTATTCACTTTTATATTTTTAGTTTTCACAAAAAGTTTCGATTCAATGACATCAATAACAAAGAAAAGGAGTTGCTAATGTATAAAATTCTTAAAGAAGGTATTAAAAATTATTGGACATTTTTTATCAATGTGTTTTGTTTAGTCGGTATATCCTATATGTGGTTGAAACATCATTATCCGTCATTTTATTTAATCGACTTATATCTTTTTTTAATTTGGTTAACATTTAATACGTTAAACGCTTTCGGCTTGATTGAAATAAAGTATAATTTTAAAATCAAATTTTTTACTAAAAAGACAACGTGAGGTATATATGAAAACATTTACATCAATTATAGGATTCTGTTTTATTACTGGTACAATTAGTATGTTCGTATTAGCTATATTAGTTAATATTTCGACAACATTAGAGAGTTACTCAACTTATATATAGGAGTTTTATGCAGACTATCAAATCAATATTCTTGGGCATTATAGGCATTATTGGTGCAATTTGTGCATTCTTATTCTTTAGGAATAAAGGTCTAGATAAAGACCAAGAGGAAATGAATAGAAAGATCCGTGAAAAAGAAGCGCTTATATCTAAGACATCTGCTGATATTATTGCCGAAGTTGAGAAACAACAAAAGATAGTTGCTGAAGGTGAAACTAAGAAAGACACAACTAAAGATATGTCAGGAGAAGACTTAGCTAAAGACTTTAACGATAGGTATAAATAGTATGAAATTAATATCTCTAATAATCGCAATATGTCTATTTACAGAGGTTTACGCTCAAAGTACTTACTTAAAAAAAGGTGATATAACCCCGAATGAAGGTATATTATTTGACATAACTACTGCTAAGAAAATGCGTAATGATCTAATAGATAAAGATACTAATGAGAAGATGATTGACTCATATAAAAAGTCAATTGACCTAAAAGATCTATCAATCAAAATACGTAAAGAACAAGTCGATATGCTTATGGAGCAGAATGATAAACTTATTAAACAGAAAGAAGCTAGTGAATATGAAAAGTATTTATGGTTTGGCTTAGGCATATTTATCATGGGTGGAGCAGTTTGGGGTGCTGGACAACTGCGTAAATAAAAATGAAAGATACTAAAGACTTATTAAACTTTCTAGATTCCGATTTGGAATATCTTGATGTTGATCTAAAGGTCGAAGAAAATCCACTTGAAAAAATGGTCATTAAATTTATAACCGATAACGAGTTAACTGATGGTGAATATGAAGTTCATGGTTCTTTCTTATTCAGAGCTTTTCAGTATACATACGTTGATTATAGTGTAACCCGACAAGAGTTTTATGAGGTTATCAGATCTAAGCTTAAAAATAGTCCTGGAAGAAATGTATACTTTGTTAATCAAGCTCCTTTATTCTTTAGTAGTAAATACTTAACTAAAGGAATACAACGAGTCGTTAATAAACCCATGAGAAAGTATCATCGTAAACAAATTGAAGAGTTCACTAAACAATATGAATTGGATAAGAACCCTGAAGGTTGGATTCATAGTCATATACTATATGCCATATTTAAGCATACTCATCCTAAAAGTTGGATTACGGTTGTTCCTTTTACTAAAGGGATAGCTCTATATCTTAAAACTAAAAGAGTTAAACATCACTGGTATTTTTATATTAACTGTGGTAAACTAGATTCATTCATCAAAATAATTGATACGGATAAAATCAATTTAGGTATAAACAAAGGATTGTTAAATGAAGAAACGAGGAACAAAGAAGAGCTCCAAAAAAAATTCACAAAGGGAAAGAACCAAATATCCGGCATTAGACCCCTCTTTAAACTTAAAAACTAGATTTGAAGAAATAGAAGATATGCATAGTTATGCGCATAAACTATCTCCTGCTGAGAAGGATTGGTTAAATCGATTCTCTCAAGAGTATGTCTGTGCTAATCCTAATCATAAAGGTGAGAAAATACATACTTCTAAAGAAGATTGGAAAGCTATATACTTAAAGAATAATGGTAGAAATAGATGTATCTTTACGAAAGAGAAAGCACAAGGTTGTTTGAATTACTTAAATGATTATTTATCAGAAACAGATTTTGATCTTTTAAATGCTTCCATTCTTTCAGAAACATCAGAAAGTCCAGGAATGGATGAAGACTTACCTATTGTCTTAGCTTCGGATTTACCAGAAGAAGGTTCGATCTTATTAGATGCTCCAGCTTCTGAAGAAGAATCCTGAGAATTTTGTTTAATATCTTTCATATCAATACCAGCAGATTTAGTAAACTTTTGTATTAATACTGTAAATAGATTAGATCCATATACTAAATTAAGATTTTCAAATATACTGATTAACTCAACAAATCCTATTAACCCACCAACCATTTTAGTTACTGGAAGTGTATCTCCTAGTAAATACTTTTCAACTAGAAAAGAAGAAACTATAGCTAATTGATATACTATTACTTTGTATATAGTCTTTCTTAGTATCTTAGATTTGATAGATTGTTTGTTCTTTAGAGCTGCTACGAAGCCTGCAGTTAGATCAAAGAACACTAATACTAGAACTGTTAGTATAACTGTTTGGATAGGAGCTAGAACTCCTACAACGCTAAAGAATGATGCGTTGATTAAGTTCTTCACAATTACTCCTCAGTTTTACCCATTAATTGTCTAGCTTCTTTATCTTGGTTTAGAATGAACATTGTTTTAGTTTGAAGATCTTTGTTTTTACTATCTATTGCTTGTTTTAATGTAGTACCTAATTTTTGTAATCTAGGATTACTAGAAGTTGTCATAGTAGTAGCAACTTCGTTATGTCTTTGTGTTTGATCATCATTTATTGTATGTTGTGAAGCAACTTCGGCAACTGGAGCAGCAACTATAGGTTTAGTAGTTATAGCTTTATTTGTAGTTTGAGTAAGGGTTTGCATTAATGGTTTAAAATTCTTAAGAGTTAATAGTTTTTCTTGAAATTCAGGTTTTTTCGTTAAAAAATTAGTAATTGTATCACTACGTTTTAGTAAAGCTGTTGAAATTGGTTTACTTAACATACCAACTCCTGCTCCTACTGCAGCAGCTTTAGGATCAAATGAACCGCCTGACATACCACCTACTGCAGCACCTAATCCCATTCTTAACCCCATAGTTGCACCTTGATTATAGAATTTTTCTTTATCTATTTTATTAGATAAAACCATACCTTTCAATTTATCAACCAATTCGCTAGCATATTGCGGATTATCTTGAGCGATAGTTTCTAATTTATTTCTTGCTTCAAATTTTTCGGGAGATATTAATCCTTTAGTTTTAGTAACAGTCGTATCTGTGGGTCTAAATATACGTTCTCCATCAATTTTTTTACCTTGCAAATTGAAAAGTTTTTGTAAATCTTGAGCTTTATTGATTAGATCCTCTTGTTTTAAACGAATATCACTATATTCACTTATTCCTTTTTCCTTCAATCTTTCTTTTAAAGGATTTTTGAGATCATGATGTAAACTATTAAAAAACTTCGCAGCATCTTTTTGTTTTAAATCATAAAAAGTATCAGCTTTTTCTAGAAGCATCTTAGAGATATCGTTATACTCTTTTTCGGAAATCATGTCAATTCCGTTAATCTTATCTCCACCATACTTTTTGTTTACATCTTCTAACATCTCAGTAAGATCTTTTTGGTACATTACTTTAGATTTAGGAATAAATGTTTCTCCGGTATTAACATTAGTCTCTTTTAATTTACTTTGAATAATATCGTCAATATCTGTTAATTTAATGTTCTTTTCAGTACTCAATAAATTATCCGCTTGTTTTCCAATATCAGTAGCTTCTTTATGTAACGTATTTGTTAAGTCTGAAATTTCTGATACATATTTCTTAAAAGCATCAGGTTCTTTAAGAACTGTGTCAGCTTGACGAATAAGAGGTGCTAATTTCTTAATCTCTTCAACTTCTTCAGCAGTTCTACCTGTTAGAAATTTGCGTACACTTGGAGCAACTTTTTTTCCAAGTTCAACAACACTAGTTCCTGCTCCACCTAATGCTCCACCTATTGCTCCACCTTCGGCTGTAGCTTTAAGTGTGTCAATAGTTGCTTCGCCTAATTCTTTTCCTTCAGATTTACCAATAGAAGCAAGACCTGATAGTCCTGCACCACTAATAAGACCTGATGTTGCATTAAGTGCAATTTTATTAGCAGCTATTTTCGGAGCTAGCTTAGTCAATACCTTACCAGCTAATCCAACTCCACCAACTCCAGGCGCTAATGCCAGTCCAACATTACCGGCAATATCTCCAGCCATATAACTTTTAGGATTAGCTTCTTCAGCAGCCTTATATGCAGCACGACTTTCTTCTAATGATTGTTGACGGGTTTTATCTGTAAGAAGACTTTCGAGTATAGCAGTTCCTTCATCGGCAAATCCTAAAGTTGCACCTTGTGCCCCACCTCGTAATAATGATTCTAGTTTAGATACTTCAGGTTTAGTTTGTTCAGATACTGGTTGTTGAACTTTAGGCATAGAAGACGCAGTTTTAAGATGATTTTCAACTTCATCTAATTCAGAGTCACTTAGTTTAGAATAGTCAATAGGTTTACCAGATTTAAAATGATCTTCAACCATGTCTAAGTTTTGATCTGAAAACTTTGAATAATCCATTATTAACTCCTAACTATTTTTTATTTCTTCTAGCTCTTTCAGCAGCAATTGCATCAAGTTCGGTTCCGACTGATGGTGTATTACTAGCAGCTTCTTTAGCATAAGCTGACGAAGGATTTATATTACTAATTCCTAAATTTTGTACATCGATTAAGTCGTCACTTTTATATGGCGAATTTAATGCTTTAGCTTGTTTATCGAATGTTGATAACTGATCTTTTAAATCAGCAGCTCTTCGAGCTTTAATAGTTTGAACAATAACTCTCATATTTTTTAAATCGTTATCAGTGATATTTTTACCAGTAGCTGCTCTATTTATTAATTTATTTAAAGCATCACTATTTAATCCAGTTTTAGATGAAAGAGTTGCCATATCGCCTTCTCGTACAACAGAATTATCACCTTGAGCAATTTTAGCAAATAACATGAAACCCGTACCAATTTTAGCAGCTCTATCTGCATCATCTTTTGTATTTAGTATATCCATTAATACAGCATCAGCATCACCAGCAGCCTTCATAGCTTTAACATTATCAGATTTTTGTATCTCACTTGCTTTGGACATTAAAACTCTAGTATTTACATCATGTTTAGTATTGTCATGGGAAGCTTTCGCTTCAATCATTTTTTGTTTAGTTGTTTCTTGTGCTATTTCTTTAGAAACAATAGCTTTAGCTATGTCACTAGCTTCTACCATTTCAGAATAAGACATACCTTCATATGTTCTTTTTGGATCAAATTGTCGCATTAAAGCTCTAAGTCTAGTCGATGCTGCACTATTTGGATCGTTACGTTCTTGATCTTTTTGTAATTGTCGTTGCTTAGATTCTTGATCGGATAGTTGTCTAGCATTAGTTACACCAGTTTCACCAATCCCTTTTAATCCTTCAGCAACGGTATAATCAGCTTTCTTTCCAGAAAGATCTGAATATATTTTCTCGCCAAGTCTAGAAAATACTGAAGCCATATCAGTATTAGCTTGAGCTTGTTGAGCTTGACCTAGTAATTGTAATGCAGTTGGTGGTTCTTTTGTAGGATCTTTTGATGGATCTTTTGGAGGTATTATATCTTGATTTATACCTCTTCCAGTTTGTACTGGTTGAGTATTGCTAACTACAGCTTTAGGTTCAGGAGTAGTATCGATATTTATTGTATTTGCAGTAGTAGGTTTACGTTCAGTAAATGGAACACCTTGTAACATAGAATAAGGTTCAGCAGCTTGAACACTAGAAGGACTGATATTTGAATTTTCGGAATCACTAGATGATAACTTATTTTTTAAGGCATCAAGATTTTCAGCCCACATACCCTTAGTTGATAATCCTTCAGGTCTGAATTGTGCTTCAGCTATATTTTGATTCTCAATACTAGAAGGAGGAGTTATTTCTTCATTTAAACCAGCTTGAGCCAATTTAAATCTTTCCATTAAATCTTTATAATAGTCATAATCAGCCATATATAACTTCCTTATGTAGGTTTTCCTAAATTAGCGTAATAGTTTTCTTGTTCTTCAACACTACCAACATTAGCCGGTGTTGCATTTGATTTAATTGCTGGTGAGCCGGCTCTATCGTAATATCCAGCTTGAGAACTAGATAGTTTTGATTGATTATATGCACCTATTGCTGCAGGAACTGCTTGACCTAATCCACCTATTATTGTGCCTAATACACTTTGTGGTGCTCCCATTTGCATAGTTTGTCCAGCAGCTCCTAATCGAGCATTTGCTCGAGATTGAGCACGTTGCATTTCCCTATCCCATAATGCTCCCTGTTCTTGTTTTTGTCTTAGAAGTTCTGCGTTATATAAACCAGCATTTTGATTCGATATTTGTTGTTTGGAAGCTAAATTAGCAGCTTGAGCTTGGTTTTGTGCAGCAACATTTCTAGCTTGAACTTCTCTCGAATTAGAAGTATTCCACTGACTTATTATATCTTCAGACTTTGCTTTATCTGTATCAAAAGCTGTATCTTGTGAACGTAATTGTGAACCGGCACTTCCTAATTTAGCTAAAGCTTCTATACGAGCTTGAGAACGTAGAGCAGCTAATTCATCTCCACCTTGTGACATTTGATCTGCACCAGCTTGAGCTGCATTTAATTGTGCCATTAATTCATAACCACTACCAGATTGTCCTCTAGCAGCAGCTTGTTGTAGAATTTGTTGTCTTTTAGCTTCAGTATCTTTACCTACCATCTGACGAGTTTTATTAAGAGCTGCCATATCTTGCGGAGATAGACCTTGTTCGGTAATTCCTCTTAATTTATTTAAAGCATCTATTTGAGTTTCTCGACCTTCACTTCTCTCTTTTAAATTTGCCATTTCAGAATGTTGAAGGTTAATTTCTTTTTCTAGTTCTGGAGTGAGAGTTCCTTGTTGTTTTAATTCTTCATAAATTAATTTAGCACTTAGATCAGGCGGCATACCAACGGCGTCAAGCTCTTGCATTGCTGCACCAATTTGAGCTTGCATCTGTGCTCTAAACTTTTTATTTTCACTCGACTGCATTAAACCGCCAACAACACTTCCACCAACTCCTGCGGCTAATCCACCAGCTATTGCTGCCATATTATTTTCTCCTGACTAATTGTAAAAAATTAAAAGTGTACATCTTATCTATAGTAAAGTTGTTATTTAACAAGAACTTAATACATCTACGGTTTTTAATGAATACTGTTAAACGAATAGGTAAATTAAAATTGATTAGTATTGAATTAAATATATTTCGTTTATCTTTTCGATATTTCGGATGTATGAAAAATCCAATTAAATGGTTTTCATTTCCAATAAACCCTTTACCAAAATAAGCGACTAATTTACGATTCTTCATAACTACATAAGTCTTGGTATTTGTTGAAGTTAAAACTTGATGTGAAGATTGAATAGGTAAATCTACACAATAATTAGCATCTTGATGCATAGTTGTATAGAATTCTTTATCAGTAGGATAAAAGTATTTGAGTAATAATAAAGACTTATCGTATGGAATACATCGGTACATATAATCCATTATAAACTAGTTTTAGATACTAGTCAATTAAATTAACCCGTAATTATGTTAGCTAATCTTTCTTCTTCAGCTTTTGCGGCTGCAGCATCTTGATCTGCAAATAGTTTGTTAGCACCAGTTTGATATTTACTACGTAAAGCTTCAATTGCTGCCATTTTATTAGCCGTTTGAGAAGCAACACTATTAGCTTGATTATATTGATCTGGAGATTGAACTAATTGCATTAAATTACCAGTTCTAGCTAAGTTAGTAGTATCTAATTCTTTCTTAGCATTCATTATATCATTTATATATTTACCACTTCGTTGATCTTGATTCATAGTTGAGCCACCAGCAAAGTATTGTGAACCTAGGAGTGTACTTAACATATCTTTATCTTTTGCGATACCTTCACTAATTGGATGTAATTCTCCAGTCCATGCAGGAACAACATTCCTAGTGCTCTTCATTATTTCAGCTTCTTTAGCTCTATCAATATCAGTTTGTCTTAAAGTTCTAGCAGCTTGATATGATTCAGTTCCCGAACCTGCAATTTGACCTTGTTTAGTTGGATCTTCTGAAGCTAGTAAATTAACATCAGTACCTAAATATTGTCCTAATTGTCTTCTATCTAATTGTGATGGATCAAATCTTGATAAGAATGAACCTTGTCTTTGTCCTAATGCTTCTAAAGCTTTTTGACGTTGAAATTCATCATTTCTAGCTAATCTAGCTAAGTCTGCTTGATTGTTTAAGTCTAAATTACCAACATCTTTAATAGTTTTAGTTGGATCGAATCCTGCCATATCTAATGACTTCTCAGAACCATATTTATATTTAGCAGCAGCTTCTGGTCCTGAAGCTAATGTTCCTTTACCCATAATACTATTTAAGTAATCTTGAGCAGGTTTAGATAGCTTATTAAAAGCATCTTGAGTTAAAGCTCCTGAAGATAAGCCTTGACCTAATTGTGCAGATAAATCTTTCATACCTTGACTATATTGTCCAGCTCTAGCTGTTACATCTGAAGTAATACCAGATAAACCTGAAGTTAATTGTTCTTCAGTGTCTGCTCCAAATTTAGCAGCTTCATTTCTATATAGATCAGCTAGTCCAGCAGCAGATTTTTCTTTATTAGTAATATCTTGTGTAATACCAGTTAGACCTCTTCTAGCTTTTGATAAAGCTGATTGATCTCCAGCACCCATTAACATCGTATCTAGTTTTTGTGAACCTTGACTATATCCTGGACCACCAATAAATCTTTGAACTAAAGCTTGTCTACCACCAGCATCTGAAGATAGATTAGCTAATGACTCAAGTTCTTGAGCACGTTGTTTAAGTTGATCAATTCCTTGACCTTTAATTTCACTTAAAGCAGAAGGACCTTCATATTTACCTGCTCGAAACTTAGAGAACATATCTATTTGTTCTTGATTAGGATCAGCAAGATTTTGAAATTGTTGTGGAGTTTCAGAAGAAGTAGCTGCAGCAGTACTAGCTGGAGCAGGATTTGTAGCATTCTGTTCATTTAAAGCTGGTTGGTTAGGATTAACATACTGACCTAAAACTTGTTGTCTCTTCGCAGTATTTTCTTGTGAACCTAGTCTATTTTGTTCAGCTTGTGTTTTGAATTTACCATATTGACCACTAACTGTACCTTTTAGTTCCCCTGATACATTTTGTAAACCTTGACCAACAGCTTGTCCGATTCTATTATTTCCACTTGCTCCCATAATTTGTTGCAAATTGGTAAAACCAGTTAACTTTTTTTGTGGAGTTACTGGAGATGTAACACCTTGAACTTGCTGATTTGGTTGATTGGGATTATTAATAGCCATATAGAAACCTCTTTAAAAAGTTGTTAATTAACTGCTAGAAAAGTCACACGATAGCTATGTCCAGGTATTAAACCTGTAATATAACTTATTGAAATTCCATATTGTGTTTGTTCCCAACTAGGAAAAGGTGCGCTATAGAAGTAAGATGCTGGATTTGTTAGGTTTTCACACTTAATTACTATAATACCAGTAACTTGAGTCATTCCCTCATTTAATTTAAAAGAAGCATTTCCAGTAGGTTTACCATTATTATCTACTATAATAGTAATATCTTTAATAGTACTCTGCATATTATCAGCAAATGTTAATTTACGAGATAAGGCTTGGTATATAGCCTCGATACCAGAATTTATGGAAATAGATAATTTCGCAATCAAAGCTTGATCATCAGGTTCATAGTCTTTTTCCCACAATCTTTTAAAATTAGGTAATTTCATTATCTATATGCCCTTGTGCTAAATGGATCTCCAATTAAGTTAATTCCAAATAGACTAAATTTTTCTCTAGCTATAATATGTTCAAATTTAATTGATACATATGTACATCTTTGACAATCTCTTGGTATATAAGTTCTTATCGGAGCAGAATGTGATGCACCACCAAAATAATTACTACCGAATAGATTAGATCCGAAAATTCCATTGCCATGTCCATAAAAGTCTACTGAGTTAAACATAGGAAGTAAATCTGTTGCAAATGAAACTCTACCTTGTGTAAACTTTTTATCCTCAAAAAATAATTGTAACTCTCTTAAGTGTTTAAACGAACTAGGATCTTCCATAACCATTGGAGTATAAATTATCTCACAAGCAATTCCTTTGAATATTGTATATACTCCTAAATAAAAATCTAATGGATCAGCTAATGTTATTTCTTTAGTTAATCGATTAACATTAGTTATAACAGTTTCTAATGTAGTATATTGAGTAGATGATTGATAATTAGAAAATACCACATATGGATCATTATTTAACTTATTAATTATTATATTATAGGCAGTTTGTATATCACCAAATGTCTCACCATAAGGAGATATCAATTGTGTAAAGCTTGTAGGTCCTGAATAACCCAAATCGCTATCCAATTTGTTAGCTAGACGGGTTATCTGTGTTCTTATGTTTTGACCTTTTATCATGATTAACGACGAATAATAATCATTACTAGGTAAACCAAGATCATCGTCTAGCTTTTTTAATGTCATATTAAAGCCGTATACAGTCAATGGCTGATTTTGAATAAATACGTCACCCAATTCGTACTTATCTATATCAGTAACTCGTATTTTACCATTTACATAAGCATTGGTAGCTATCGAATAACTATACTCTCTGTCTGCATAGTCAGTTCGAGTAAATGATTTTCGTTCTTGCTCTAAATATGCCACGTCACCAGCACCTAAATATATTTTATCATCTACAGGATTAATAATACCACAAGTAGCAGTCTTCTCAATTGTTGTCCAAGAATTAGTTAAATTACTAAATCTCCAGCCCTTAGTAGCATATGTGTCAGAAGTATTACTAACAGAATAAACAGTATACGAATTGTCCGATTCATAACCTAAGCCCCATGTCGCAGTTTTAAAGTTTGGATAATTAGATGATGCTAATAATAGTATATCAACATCTATTGGTCTAGATATTAGTTGTACGTTAGACTCTGAAGTCATAACGATACCTTGAGTTGACCAACCATAAACGAAATTATTTGTTACATCTATTGAGTCAGGAGCAATAACAATACAAGAACTATCAAATAGTGCAACATTAAATGGTGCGTATTCTCCAGATACTCTATATAATCCATCTTCTTTAAAAACGAATAAACTATCTCTTAAAGGATATATACGAACAATTGCCTTATCTTCAGAACCAACATCAAAATAGTTAGGTATCGGAACCGCTTCAGGCTGTAAGTACTTGGAATAATATATCCTATTCTTTTTAATTTCATTTTCAGAAACTTGAGCAGTAGTCAAATCTGGGTTAAAAGAAGAACCTGTAGTACTGTTATTTGCTATCATACTAAACGAAATGTCAGATAATGATTTAGCTTCAAAATACATTTTACCAGGAACATCAATTGAACTAGATATATAATAACCATATACTTGTTCAGCAGAATTTTGATTAATTACTCTAACTAATGATTTAGCAGTTAATTCAACTGCTGTACCAACGGATATTAGATTTGATAATAAAACTTGTTTATTAGCAGCACTTTCTCCGATACCTTGAACTATTGTATAAGTAAATCCTGTTGAATGTGGATTAAAATCTGTAGTATAACCTTCAGCAGTACATGATACTTTAATACTAGGTAAAGTAGTAGTTTCAACATTAAAATCTACAACATATAAAGAAATTGCATTTTTTGTGTAATCTGAAACTTGATTAGCTGTACTATTTTTAGCTATGATTATCTTCTGTAATATCTTACCATCATCAGGAATAACGGGAGTTACTTCACCAGTTACATAATACCAAAATCGATAAGATCTTAAATCGTTTGCTGAGTATATATCAAAGTATTTTCCATTTAAACTAGCATTAACATCTGCAACACAAGTAATAGTAGTTTGTTCTATTTCTCCAATTACAAATGTATATGTTTGAGAACCTGATGAACTAGTTATAGTTAAAGTACTAGTTCCTCCAGTTGAAACTTCATCAATCATATTCTGAACGCCAATTAGTGATAATATAGATTTATGACGTGTTTTAGTGTTTGCGTAAAAGATTACATTTTTAAATCTATTTAAGTCCTTACAAAAAGGAGGTATATCATTCGATTGGGTAATACCTTCACCAGTAGAAGCATTAGTATATAGATTAGCTCCTCGAAATTCATCAGGAGTTATATCTTCTAAAACTATTTTTTGTGCAGTTAATTCTGCAGGTGTTGGATATGCTTCGTATATTAATTGTAATTCGTCATTAGGTGATAAATCTTGTAAAGATGTTGCATCTGTTGCTTGAGATATACTTGATCTATATATTTGATAGAAATAATCAGAAGTTATCGCTTCTGGGATAGCGAATTTTAGCAAAACTGTACTTGTTTGTGTAATATCAAGAATACTAATAAATTCGTCTTGATTAGCAGTTGTAATAACTATACCAGTTAATGATGTATTAGGAGGTTCTTGTTGTAACCTAGCTAATATATTATTCATATAATTTTGTATCTCAACTAACATAGCATTAGTTGTAGGTACACCAGGAATAGTAGGTTCTGTAATAGAACGATATTCACCTGATTTTATACTAGTACTTACAGTATTAACAGTACCATGTGCAGTTGTTGTAAATGTAATAGAAGTTGCATCTGATGTAATAACGTTCTGAATACCGTTAATATCTCCAGCACTACCTGAACCACTAATAGTAAAATTAGTTAAGAATATCTTACTACCTGGTTGAAAATACATATCAGGAGTACTATATCCAGAAGTATTAAATACTATATTACAAGTATTTCCGGTTGAAGTTGTTGTAATTGTAGCTGAAGCAATTCTTAACGGACAAGGAGTTCCTGAAGAAGTTCCTGTATCAGTTGCATATAAAATATCATTATCTAATTTACTAGCTAATGAAACTAAATTTGTTCTTAATGATGCAGCAGTTGCATTTATTGGTAAATGTAGAGTACTAAAGTAATCTCCATCTGAAATTCGAGCTGTAGTAGTATTATCAGTAATAAGGTCTAGGTTATATATGATTCGACTAAAGTCTTGAATCATCATGTCCATCATTGGGTTATATACAACACTACGTTGACTTGGAGCACCTAAAATTAAGTTATTATTAGCATCTCTTGTTGCCCATACAATTCTATAAGCAACTGTACTATCTTGTGGTAGGAATGCGGTTTGTGATCCAGCTTTATATAATATAGATGTTTCTAAGTCTAAAGCTTTAACTCCGCCAGCATTTGTAATCTTAGCTGTAGCATATTGTGAAGGATCTTTAAGTGATAGTTTCTTAATACCATCTGAAGTAGTAAAATAGAAATTACCATTAGCTTCAATTGATTTTATTCTTAACCCAGTTTCAGTTTCATTATAAGTACCAGCAAAGTCTGTGAAACTACCATTACCATCATCCCATGCTAATAAATTAGTATAGTGACGAATAATTCTTTGTCTGTATTGTTTTATTTGTTTAACTCGAAAAGCTGGATCTGATAACTCTGAACCATAGATTTTAAATCCACGTCTAGATTCAATAACGCCATCTCTACGGATAATAACGTTCTTTGCTTCATCTAATGCTCCAGGCTGTGTAGTTAACTGGTTATTAGAGCGGACTAAACCTAGTGCATTATAAATTGCCTGATTTGCCATATTCCACCTATTTTAATTAGTATCTTCTGTACGGTCTGAATCTATTGTATCTTAGTAAACCATAATGAGCAACAATCTTTTGAGCAGCTCCATCATTTCTATTATCAATTAATTTACTTTGATTATCACTAGTTTCAGCTAATTTCGCATTTGTAGCCATTAATCCAGCTTGATCACCTTGAGCTGCTAATATTCTAGCACATACTCTATCAACTAATATAGTATGTAGATCATCTGGAATTTGAGGGATTATACATTCATATTGTTCACAAACATAATCACCTACTTTAAATTGAACAGGTATTTCTGATTGTGGAAATTGAATATATAAACCACTAATTCCATTACTAGGAATTTGAACATCCATTGCATATAATCTATGACCACTGTTAGTTTGTAGGATATCAACTACCATACCAGATTTAAAATTATCTGGCATCTTATCGAATCCTAAACTAATATTTGTATCAACATTAATTCCAGCACTATTTGAAGAGAAAGTATATTTCAAATCTGAATATTGGATAGTTATTTTATTAGCACTGATTGTTGTTGTAAACAAATTTAGAGCATTGATAGCATTCTGTAAGTTCATAGCTGTTACATCAGAAGTAATACCGATCATAAAATCAGTACCCGCTACTAAATAACGAACATTTAAACTTCCATTTGGATTTGTATAAGTAATACTTAGCCAATCACCAATCACTAAAAGTGAATTACTAATAGTGATAAGCTTAGTAAAATCTGTACAAATTGCTGCTCTTGAATTAGGAACTAACATATTCGGTCGTAGATAATATGTAAATACTAAATAACCTGTAGCTGATACAGAATCGTTACCAGGAACTAAAACTATATCATTTCCTTCATGATAATACGAATAGATATTACTACTATTTGTAGAACCTCTTTGGAATATAGATTTATCATCTGGATTGATTCTAACCATTGGATACATATTACCGTTAAAATCTTTAAAGAATAAGTCTCTAAGTTTTTGACCAATAGCTCTTTCAGGTATAACATAACGATATTGAGCATTCGCTAGAGGAACGTCCATAGATACATTGAAGTACTCTTCATGATATTGAAGAACACTCGGAACTTGTTCACTCATCATTACTTCATTAGTAAATGCTAATATATCATCTTCAGTAAACGTATTTTGAGCAATTGGAATAGCAATCTTTCGTTTAACCGAAGCGATTACATCCGAACTGGTCATGTAAAATTTAGCAGACATAATGTATTCCTATTATTTACTAGCCAATTTCTTTTTCATTTCCATTAATTTAGCAAGTTTAGCATCTATTTCTTCTTCTGAAAGATTTTCCATAGAATCATCTTCTGACATTTCACTTTCAGATTCTAGTTCTGAACCTTTATCTTCCATACATTCTGATTCTTTTTCTTCAGAATCGTTCATTTTTTCAGGATCTTTTTCAGACATACCATGTTCTGAAATCATTTCCTTAGCTTTATCTAATCCCTTTTCTAGACCTTCTGGAGAATTAGAAGCAACTGTAACTTTCTTCAAACCATCTTTAAGTTTGTTACTCATAGCATCTGAAGCAAGACCGCTAATACCTTTAAGGACGTCCATTTTTGCAATTCGTTCTAAATCACCTAGTTTCTTTTTCATATACTTTCCCCTATTTCTTAATTAGTATTGCAACGATTAGTAACGCTGTCAATACTTGTGATATAACGGATAAAACATTAGTTAGATTCCATTTATCAGTAATTATCTTTTCAATTATAATCGGTTTATCTATATAAACAGGTTTCTCTACTATTGTAGGTATTTCTATTGTTTTAACTTCTGTTAATGTAATTATTTTATCAATTTCTTTAACTTCGGTTTTATATACTATCTCAGGAATACGAAGTTCTACCATTTCTTTTACAATAACAGGAACTTCAATTCTTTCTATCTTAATTTGTTCAATTATTTTCGGAACTTCAATTGTACTAAATTTCATATTATCAGGAAACTTAACTTCAGGAATAACTATCTCACCACCAACGATTTTAACACGCTTAGCATTAAGTACTTCGTCATGCTCATATCGGGAAATTACATTTGGATCTCTTTGACTAATTGACATACTATTCCTCTTTGAAAAGTTGTTAAATTAAATACTTAGAGTTGTAGCTCGGAACTTTAAAACTGATGATGTAAACCCTGAATAATTAAGGTTTGTGTACTGTAATTGACCACTTGAAGTAATACTAAAAGTATAACCTGTTGAATCTCCAGTATAATCTTGAGATATTTCCCAACTACTTGATTTCTGTATACCTTTTATTTCGTATACTGCATACAAAGGACTTGTCGCATTAACAATTATAGATACTTGTGCAATAAAACTTCTAACTACTGAATTTGAAAAGACAAAGCTTGTTATATTAGTAGCAACTGAAACATTATTTGATGCTCCAAAACTAGTTTCATTTAGATCACCTGAACTTGCAATAGGTAGATTAATTTGATCTAGAGTTTCTAATGCTGTTTGAACTGTTGTATCAGTTGGTCCAAGATTTTTAGTAAAATTTGCCGTATTAGTAGTAACTAAAGCTGCTGAATTTGTCACTGAAGCTGAAGAAGTTATTGAACGTAACACATCTTTAGCTATTTGTAATTCAGAGATAAATCCACCACCACTATTTTGAACTATAGCATAACCTAACTGTGCGAATTCTAAAGCAGCTAATTCATTAGTTGCTGAGTCAATTCCATTAGTTATTGCAGTTCGAGCTGCTCCAATGTTATTATACTCAGCATTAGACATTACAGTATAATATGTGGGATTTGAACTATTTAGATCATCTTTAGATACATATACTCTAAAAGCTCCAAATTTACCAGCACCAATTGTAGTGGGAGTACCTGCTGAATTGAATTTCATCGGTAATTCGGATTGTTGAGAATCTCTAATCCATTTACCTGAACTATTTGTATAATAGTGATTAAAAGCAACAGCAGCTCCTGCAGTATCAGGTATACTAGTGTATAATCCATGATCTGCAACAATATCTTCCCCGACTATCTTAATTTCTCTATCTGTGGCAACACCACCAGTACCTGTAGTTACTCGTGTTATAACAGCACCTGAACCTTGTACGATAGTTCCTACTGAACCGTGTAAATACCTAGATAATGAAGTTGAGAAACTATATGGATGGTTTTCTTTAACGGTAACATAATTAGTACCATCATACAGAACTTCAAATAAAACAATGTTATTTGAATATAAAGTAGATGTAACAGAAGTTGATGAACCAATTATTCCGTTAGCATCAATATAAACATAATTAATAGTATTAGCTGAAAAGACTGGACTAATTTGAGGTGCAGTCCATGATACAGGTACATTTTGTACATAACCTGTTCCTGGTCTCAATATATTAAGTGAGCCAGAAGAAATAGAATAATAATTACCTGATCCGCCCCAGGAGACAAATCCAGTATTTAATTCATTTTGAATACTAGTATCGATACTACCTATAATATTATCAATACCGTTTAAATGTGCTGAAACTTTATCATTACCTTCAGAGGACACTTGAGTAGGTATGTAAGTTGTAGGAGTAAAATTGGCTGGCATAGAACGAGAATTAACATCTGTTGTGCCAGTACCCCATTTTATAAATTTACTTTTTATCTGACTCATATGAACCCCGTTTTTAACATCAGCTTGCGCTGGTAAGGTTTATAAGAAGGGCTAGTTTTACCTAGCCCCATATTTGAGAAAATTAAGCAGCTTTAGAATATCTAACTACCACTTTATCACCAACTTCTGCTATTGTTGCATAGTTTCCAGCAAAAGTCAATTTACCAACTCCACCAGTTCCACCATTGATACTAATAGTAAAATCTGATCCAGGTTCTTGTTCAAGACCACCAGCAGACATACTAACAGCATCAGAAGCTGAAATAGGGAAAGATAATTCAACAAATGCAGCAGAAGAAAGAGTTATTACTTCAACTTTTTCAACTCTAGCAGCAGCAGAAATAGCTCCTGAAACATATGATTTCATTGAACTAACTGAAGCAGCTTGATCTGTTTGTGATCCAGCAGTACTGTTTACAACAGCAGCAGTTTTAGCTCGACTATCTAGGAAATATAGGTTAGTTGATCCTTCAGCAATGTCATCAGTATCAATCGTTACAGCTCCGGCTGTAGGACTAACACCGTTAACACTTTTTACAACGATAGAATCGTTAGCTTTAAGTGCTAAAGCATCAAATACTGAATTACCATCTGGAGCATGAGTAGTATCTCCATCAACAATTGAACTAGCGATGATATCGCCTCTAGCAGTAGCAGTTACATAATATTTATTGGTTCCTTCAGAAATATCAGAAGTTGAAAGAACAACAACGCCTGTTTGACCGTTCACTGATTGAACTGGAGACATAGGAGTTAAGAGTTCTTGCCAATTAGCTAATACTGATGGAAGACCGCTAACTAAGATGTAAGATTTAGAAACATCTGTTCTAACAGCAACATCACCTTGTTCGCAAGTTAATGCTAACATAGCAGCTTCAGAAGCAACAACAAATGTATCTGTAATTGCAATAGCTGGAATTTGTGATGCAGTTAATTTAGAATCAGCACCTAGAGTTGCAACACCATTAGCCGCACCTTTCTCAGAATTATTAACTTTCGTTCCTAATCCTGTGTCAAATTGTGACTTTCTAACTAAGTCATTTGCAGCAGAAGCATCTGATGTAGCTTGTGGTACGCTAGAAAACTCCACTTTGTCTGAAGCATTGACTTTTAAAATACTAATGTCTGCATCATCTGCAGCATTACGACCTTTTAGAACTTCATTGTTGTCTAAACGGATCTTTGATCCATTGACAGCATTGTTCTCGATGAATTTACGTTTGAGTTGTGCCATTTAAAACCTCCAAAAAGTTAATATACATAGATAATAGTGATCTTATCATTCATACTTATAAGACCATCTAAGCCCAAACCTACCCAGGATAATCTCTTCCCACCGTCATCTGAAGTAACTGTATAATCGGAACCATAAAACTGTCCTACAGCGCCTTCAATTTCTATTGAAACTTGATTAGCATACTTAGGGGTATATTGTAATACTAGATATTTATTAGTAGCTTCTGTTATTGTAACTGTTCTAGTTTCAGTATTAACTGTATCACCAGCAGGAGGAACTGGACCAGAACCTTCTCCTGTCATATCAAAGAATCCACTTAATGGATTTAACTTCTGACCCATATAAAACTCCCATTATTTAATATAAAACATGTAATAAGTATCAAATTAACGATAGTTGACAATAAAAAATAACGATAATATCTCAACCCTTGAGGTGAGTATCTTTTATAGATCGGTTGATCTGGCATTTCTTTTCTAATTGTTATTCTAGCCATTTTTTCTCTTTTCTAATATATCATGAACCTCTTGAGGAGTAAGAAAATCATTAGCTCCATCAAGTTTCAATGCCTTACTAACTAATTCTGAACAGATAAAACTTTGATTATCATCTTTACCTATCTTAGCTTTTAATAATATACCAATTAATGTTAAAAATCCATATGGTTTATTACTATTATCTATGCAAAATCTCATCAAATCTAGTTTATGTTCATCAGTAATTTCTAAAGTGAATTCATCTACTATCTTATTTCTTTTTGACCAGTTTGTCAATTCTTCAAAGTGTACATCTCCATGACTTGCTTCATAAACAACATCTCTATCGATCTTGTCCATATTGAACTGTAAATAAGTATGTGAAAATTCACTCATACCTTGGTATAAACGTATTAACCAACTTACAATATTAAATTTCTGAGGTCTTGAAAACCCAACTTTAATCTTCATACTTTCCTTTATAGTTTTTTAGTCAAATGATAATTCATGACAACTTGTCTTTCAACTCCTTCTTCTGTAGCACAATATGTAACTCTAAGATATAGATTCTGGCTTATTTTTGCGGTTAATGGCATAGTATTTAAACAATATGTAGTCACTTCACCATCAATTGGAAGCCATGCTTTTTCTACGTATCTAGCGACTGTTGGATAGTTTTCACATAAAACTGGACGATATGGTGCAGGGATAATTCCTAATAAATCCACAACTTCTGCTGTTATGTAATCTCCAAATTGACCATTTTTAATTATTAATTCTCCACCAGAAACAAATCTTTCATCAATCATTTTAAAATCGATATTAGTACAAGAATTAGGTGAGACATGAGATATACTATCTGTAGCATTTCTTTTAGTTCGATGAGAAGGAACGGCAAATGGGTTTGAATCTATCGGATTAGTATTTGAAACTCTTAATGGATTAGTTGTTGTTGAATCTAATAATTGACCGACAGAACCTTCATCAATTAATGCTTGTTCATATTCGACTAGTGATATAGAGTTAATTAACGTTTGATAATCAGTTTCAGTTATTTCTAATTCTATATCTTCAGTTTTGATATAACTAACAGTCCATGGATATTCATTAGGCATTTTAGGATGTTTAATTGGATTTAACGATTGGGGTTTATAATACAACATTAGTAACTCCTTACTTCACAAGTAGAACCAATCATTACAGAAACTTGTGTACCATTAGACTCTGACCTAAATTGTGGAATCAATGTTAATGGTGTTCCACTAGCTCCTGAACAATTAAATATACCGTCTATTCTACATATGTAATCAGTATTAACTGCTGGAGTAGCAGTAAAAGTTGTTGCAGTATTTAATGCTTTCATTGGTAATATTGTTCCAGATGTTGTTGTAGTATTAGCTATTGTTACAGCAGATAATGTACCTGTTGCTCCTCCAGTGGTTGTAAATGCGACTACAATACCTGTACCTGTTGCTGCTGACCTATATCTTAACATAATCTGAAATTTATAATAACCACCTATAGCAATTGGTATAGTTAAATTTGATATATTAACAAATACTGAATTAGAAGAATTATTTAATTGAGCTGTAGTATGATAGAATACGTCATTCGTTATACCATCAAGTTTAGCTTTATCAGTAGTTGACATAAATCCTGGAACTAAAGTAGTTGCTTCATTATGAGCATTTGAACTATCTACATTTAGTAAACTATTATGGTCTACACCAGCAGGCAATACTGTTGCTGAAATTGTATTAGCTGTATCATTATAAGTCAAATCTACTGAAGATGAATCAGTTAGGATATTACCTACAGCATCTTGAGCTTGTTCATCTGTATATTGAGTAATAGTAGAAGCAACAGTTAATGTATTTGATGGATCATTATAAGTTAGAGTAATTCCTGTTCCAGGTTGTAATAAAGCGGCAACTCTATCATCAGTAGCTTCAGCAAAATCACTAATGGTAGTTGATAATTGCGTACCTGTATGATTAGCTCTTTGTATAGCAAAAGCTTGAGCACTTGATGCTGCACCTAAAACATCTGCTCCAACTTGAGCAGCAGTTGTACTATGTGGATTAGATGTACTAGCTATATGAGCTTGAATATTACTATTAGCAGGTTCTTTTCCAGCTAAATCTGTAACTAAGTTAGTTACTTGTGATTCAGGTATTTGAATAGGAGTATTTGTAACTCCACTAACTCGACCTTGTGTATCAGTAGTTAATACTGGAACATTTGTTGCAGATCCATAAGTTCCTGCAGTTCCAACATTTGGCATAGCTAAAGTTCTATTAGTTGAAAGATCTCCACCGCCAGTTAAACCTGAACCTGCACTAATAGTAGTAACTTTATCAGCTTTAAGAGCTATTGCAGCAGAATTAGCAGATTGAGCCGCAGTTGTAAAATCTGATATTGTAGAAGATAATTGAGTACCAGTATGATTAGCACGTTGAATTGAGTATGCTTGTGCTGTTGCCGCAGCTCCAGCAACATCAGCTCCAACTTGTGTATATGTTGTAGCATGAGGATTTGAAGTGCTAGCTATATGTGAATCAATTTGTGCATGAGTATTAGTTCCTGCTCCAGATAAACTTTGATGAGCAATACCAGCAGGTAATACGTTAGCTGTTATATGATTATTTACATCATCATAAACAAATTGTACTGTTGAACTATTTAATAGAGCAGCAGCTATTGCATCTTGTGCTTGTTCATCGGTATATTGAGTAATGGTTGAAGAAATTGTAAGGGAATTATTTGGATCATCATATACTACTGAAATTCCAGATCCAGCTTGTACTAAACTGGCTACTATATCTTGTACTTCTTCAGGAGTTATACCTGTCGAATATACTCTAGTGAGTCCATCAGAACCAACACTTTTCAATTGATTATTTTCAACATAAATAATGGAATTACCCGTTGAAGGTGTTGCCGGAGTTGCTGTTTCATTTTGAATTCTTATTTTACCCATATATTCCTACCAGTTGTTGATGATTACATCACCACTTAGAGATAAATTACCATCTATTTTTAAATCACCATATACTATCATTTGTTGAGTCTCAGGTATTGCAACTAATTGCGTTCCTGTTATAGTTTTAATATTAAAGTTATTACCAGTCCAATCTATCTTAGCTAATGTCGATTCAGCGTCGTAATCTATAGAACCGTCATTGTATACTATTGTACCATCTAATATGCCATTTATCAATTGATCGTCAAACATCTTAGCAATATCAGAAACTTGTACTTCAGTATAATTTATTGATATAACAATACCACTACTTTCATGTAGTATGTCAGATCCTGTTGTACTTTTAAATAAATTCTTCATACTATGCTGGTATTAAATAAATCATAAATACAATATTATTTGTTGTACTTCCCGATTTATTATACGCCCCTATTTCATAATTCGGACCTATATTTATATCTAATCCAATCGATACAGCTTTGTATGTACCTGCTGGAATAACAATATATGCATTTGGTATATCTACAAATGTAGCTAAACCTGTTCTTCTAGTTATTTGTATTCTTGTTGTAGACCCAACATTTGCTGATGTTGAAACACCAAGTTTTACTATTTTATTCGTTCCATCTATTGTTTGTCCAGTTAAATTTGTAGGAACTACACCTGTTCTTAAAGCTGTACCTACAGTACAGTTACCATCTTTTGATAAAACGAATGGTGGTGTAACTCCCGAACCTCCACCAGCACCCATAGGACTTTGGAGTTCAAATTTACTAGTTACTGAGTTCCATGTTAATACGTAACCATTAACTAAATTAGCTAGATCTACATCTTTCCTAGCTATTCTATCTATTGCATCTTTAAGAGAAGCAACAACTGTTTCACTATCTTGTAATGCTATTTTGTTATTGATCGATTCAATAACGGCAATTTCTTGACCTTCAAAAGTAACACCCTTCGCATCAAGAAAATCTTGAGTTGGATCGGCTTCAGTAGGAGCGAAATTCAGTTGGGTACCTTCTGAAGGTGTCTCCATCTTGAGGGGTTTAATTTTATCTCGTGCCATATTTTCCTATAAAAGCAGGAGGGATTTTACACCCTCCATCAAACAACTCAGAACTAATCTTGTTTGTCCTGAAGTTGAAGGTGTTTATATATTTGTCTAACTCTGTCCAATATTCATTTCGACAGATATTGCATCGACATAGATATAGATTGGTTGATTTTTTTTTCATAACATTCTTAACATCGAGAATAGTTAATAGACCATATGTCTTACCTATAAACTTTGATCCGAATTTATACCATTTTTTATTTATATTACTCATATCTATACTATATCATATTAAGGGGAGTTTTGCAACTCCCCAGTTTTATTAAGCTCGTTTAGCTAAATATTGAAGTTGAAGTTGCATTTCTGTAGTAGATTTAGCATAACCTAAACTAACAATATTATGTCCAGAACCTGTTGGTACACTAGTTGTTGAAGCGCCAGCAGTTGCTGCTGATAAGTAATATCTTGATCCAGCAGTTAATCCTGTAAAACCTGATAATACGCCATCAGATGTAATGTTACCTTGAGCTGCAGATAAAATCGCAGCTTTTGCTGCACCGATAGCTCTTGCTTTAACGTCATCATTAGCAATAGCTTTTGATACGGTATTAGCAGCACTAATGTATACAAAATCGCATGCAGAGATTGCTTCTCCAGCAGTGTACATGTTAGTAACTCTATTACTGTCTGAAACGGTATTCATGTTGTCCCATTCAGTTCCATTCCATAAATACAAGTTCTTTCCTGCACTATCGAATACTAATTGTCCAGATCCACTTGTTGGGACTGCACTAGGTACTCCAGCTAGTGCTGGTAATCTGAAAGCTTCAACTTCACCAGTAACATCAGTTACTACTGGAAATTGAATAGATGCTCCAACATCCATAACGTTATCTTTACTTTCAGCCATATATTTATTAACGATAATACCGTTCAATAAATCTACTGCTGGGTTGTTGAAAGAAACATCTTTGATGTCTGAGATGTCAGTGTTGTTCATATCAAGTCCTGTTGAACTTAATACTGCACCACCGTTAACTGTGAAAGATGATAGTGTAATATCATCTGCGGTTGAATCGAACTCTTGTGGAAGACCATCAGAGTTGATTTTTAAAAGTTTAATTTGAGCCATTGTAAATCCTTGTTTTTATTAGTCTTTTGGACTAATTTGTTGTTTTGTAACCAGTAACAATTAACCTTTCTCGATTTCTTTAACGTCTTTAACCTCGAAAGTGTAAGGATCAATAGCACAGTTTTCCAATTTGACTCCTAGTTCCTCACTTAGTCGATTTCTGAATTCCTCGTAATGTTTCTTTAAGTCAATGAATTCTAAATCACGAGTTCTTACTTCTTCTTTATGTAAGACAGCTTTTAAACGCATTATTTCAATTTCTTTTTCTAATAGATTTTGTGTAAGTCTAGTCAATTTAGCTTTAGTTTCACCATGTGACATTTCTTCTATGGTCGTTCTCCATTCCCAGTATTTCTCAGGTTTTAAGAAAGTAGACATACAATTATCTCCTATCGTATAGTTGTTTAAACTAGTAAAATCACTTTATTACCAAGCCAAATCTTTGATTTGATCTATAGTTGATTTTAGTTTAGATACATCACTCTTCTGGAATTCTAATTTAAGAGTTCTCCATAAAGAATCTTCTATCTCAAATTGGGCTTTAATCTTACCCCTAGCTATAACACTATAGGATTTGATTTCATACCCCTTTAAGACTAGGAACGCCATAAGCCATACATCTGTCGTTTCTTTCATAAAAACCCCTAACTAGGCACGAACTAAGCGTTGCCCTATATTAACTAATAATCTATCTGCTGTAACAGCTCTAGCTACTGGAGTTATAATAGATCCAGAACTAACCGTCACATTTAAGGTCATTTGACCTAAAACCATATCACTTAAATAATATTGTCTATTTAGTGTAAGTCCTGTAAATACCGATTTAGATAAACCACATACTAAAACATTTGCTAATGTAGAAGCAGGTTTCTCTTCAATAATTCCAATAACTTCACTATTATCTCTACTATCAGCTATAGCTTTGATCAGGAAGCCAGTAGACGGATCAATTCTGACCCAATCTCCGACTTGTAAAGACGAATCGCATGTAGCTTCTCTTAATACTACTCGACCATCTTCAAATAAGGAGGTTTGACTAATAAATGACATTAACAATAACCCTTAATATATTAACTTACTTCTAAAATACGAATCTCACATGATTTACCAGGCTCACATACAGCCCATAATTCAACTGCTGCAGTATCTTTAATATCTAACATTACTTCTTCTCTTTGATACTTAGGATAGCCGTTTATGTACGTTACAGAGCTATTCCCTATGAATATAGTATTTATACCCAATACTCTTACTGAAATACCATTTCTATTAGTAAGAGGTATAGCTGGTATCTTTTGTGCTACATCAGTAACTACCATTGTAGTATTTTTTAATCCAGCAGATAAACCACTAGTTGAAACAATACCGCCAATAATATTAACATCTAACCCAGTTTTAGTTAGTATATTACTGACTGATACATAATGACCAGAACCATCACCAATCTTAATACTATCATCAATATCTGATATAATAACTTCAAACTTACCACCTTCGATAGTAGCAATTGCATCTGTTCTTAAACGATCGGTATCGTTCTCAAACACACGTTGAAGAATTTGTTGTAGATCTAAAGAACTTCTATTTGGATTGGGAGAAGCCATTTAAACTCCTCTTATGCTATACGTTCAGAATAAAGCATTAAATTTCTTGTTCCATCAGTATAGACATTTCTTACTTGAAGAATATCAACTCGAACATTCTCATCGTTTAGTTCTGAATATGAATATACTTCAGTATCATTAGCTATTGTAGTTGTAGTAATTGAAACTGATATCCTACGTCCTACTAAGCCAAAGACCCAGCCTTCTACACTGATAGCACCAGCTTCTCCATATATTTTACGGAGTACCTGTGTATGATCATAATCTGTTGTTTGTTTGAATGTTTGTGACATATTAACTCCTAACTATTTATCGGATTTGGCATCATCTTTAGATTTTTCACCTAAATCAATTGTTTTACCATCACCTTGCATTTTTCTACCAAAATATAGAGCACTCATACCGAATAATACATAAATACTAGATTGTAGATCTGGACTACCAAATAAGTTAGCTAGTTTATTAATTAAAGCCAACTGAACTTGAGCAAACGCTATAAGCATCATAGTTAATGATACTGAAGGTTTACCTGTTAGTGGATCACGAATAAACGGTAGAGGTACACCAAGTCGATTTAATTTGTCCATGAATTCTTTGAACTTTTCCATAAAAATCCTCACTTTATCTATAATAGAGTTGTTATTATTGAATATCAATAAGTATTATTTATCTAACTAATAAATCGGTTGACTTTACTATTTTTCTAATGTAATCTATTAGTGAGCATGGGAAGATCTAACCCGTCATATGATCCGGTGTTGATATCACTAGTTACCCAAATATCCCTTGTGCATGAGGTTACATGCACTTTTAGGAACATTATGAAATATACTGAAGAACAATTAGACCTATTACAAGAACTTATAGCTGATGAGATGGAACGTCTTGTATCTGCAACTAATCAAAGTAATAGAGTATTAACTGAAGAAGAAGTTCGTATATTATTAGATTTAAAAGTAGATTCGGATGTAACTCCTGAGAAACACGAATGTGTGTGTAGTAGTTATCATCTATTCCAACGAGGTTGTACTTGTGGATTTATGAGGAAAAAGAATGTGTGATCAATCAGATAAACCATTTACTAATGATTTACTAGATACTCTTGATGAGTTACATAAACAAGTTGAATTAATGAAGAATTGTCATAATTGTAAACATTACTACTATTGTTGTAAGGGATTTCATCCAGCTAGAATGTTATGTACTAGGTCGTTAAAGTTATTACCCGGGATGCCTTTACCAACTCATGTAGAATGTGGTGACTTTTGGGAGTTAAAAGTGTCAGAAAGTGACACTAAGGATATTATATGAGTAGTATATATGATCCAAATAAACTGAACTTTATTAGTTACAAAGTTACAACAGTATCTGGAAAAGAATATAACTGTATCTCAGTTATCGAGTTTCCTGCTTATTTTGATGAAAATAATGAACGATTTTATGATGCAGTATTAGAGAGAACAGCAAGCCTAATACATCACAGAATTGATGGTGAAAAGGCTATTATTTGTAATGGGAAAGTTGAATCTATCGAAATAATAAAGACTTGGACAGCATAGAGCATTTTAGAATGGAGTAACTTTATGATTAAATTACCAGATGGATGTAACTCGTATAAAATAGAATATACTATATCTACTGTTTCTGGAAAAGAATATTCATGTTCAACTATAGTAGAGTTTCCAGCTATTTTTAAGATGAATACCAATAAACTACATGATGACTATTATACTTTGTATGAAAAATTACATAGTATATTGTTTCATACATCTAATGATAATAATATGACAACGATAATTAAAAGTGCTGTAGAGTCGATTACAGTATTAACCGTAATTAGACTATAGAATTTGAGGCTAATGTTAAATATTGAGAGAAATTTAAAGAAATTAACAAAATTTGAGTTAAAGCTAAAGTATTGAAAATAAATTAAAGGAGTTAACATAATATGTCTCTAACATTTGAAGAATGGATCGAAGATACTTTAGTTAAATCGCCTTTTTATATGGAAGGAATCGATGAATCTGGAAAAGAATATGTTTCTTTTAAATATGCATATCTCGAAGAAATGTGGCAAGGTTATATTGAACATATGAAATTTATTTACGATTCACAACAAGCTATAATTGAAGAATTGGAATATAAATTAACAGAATCTGTTCATGGTAAGGAAATGTTAGTTTCGACTTATGAAACCGAAATTCAAAATCTTGAAAAACAGATCAATAAAATGAAGTCATGTGATAACTGTAAATTTTCTGATCCTCATATTATGTGTCATTATAGAAAAACATGTAAAAATAATAATCTAAATAATTGGGAGTTTAATAAATGAAGAAAGAAGAATTTGTAGCTTTATCGGAATGGGATAAGATTAAAGAACTAATGTTATTACAACCTGCTGATGAAAAACAAGTTAAGTCTATTATGTTCTTAATTAACGTATTTAGTGCTAATAGTTTAGGATTAATACAGAAGCAAGAATATGATAAAGTATTAGACAGTTATATGAAGTTTACGGAGTAGTATGTTCTATATTAATACGATGGAAAGATTATTGTATTTCGATTTGTTTCAGACTATTGTAGTAGTTTTGTTTATGTATTTGTTATTGAGAAGGTTTTTGAAGTAGGAGGGAATTTCACCCTCCAAATTAATTAGATTAATCGATCGTTAATGTAAGAAGATTATTTGCAGAAGTTGTACTTAGCGCAATTGCTGATCCTGATATATTTCTACAAGTAACTGCAACAGATGTTGTTTTAGTTACAGGATACCCACTAACATTGATTTGCATAGTTGGTGCTTCAAAATTACCAGCTTGAGTCGCTATTGCTACCCATTTATTTTCAGCAACAGTTACTCCACCAATAACTAATTGTATAAACAATTCGTCTAAAGCCGTCCAAGCTGTTGATGCTGCAAGTTTAAATGTTGCAGATAAACTTAATTTACCAGATCTAGGACAAGAATAAATTCCTGTTGTCTGATTGTATGCAGAATTTGAATCAGAAATTGCATCTTCATAGACAATAGTTGTCACAGTTCCATTTCCTGGAACTGATAATCCTGCATTAGTAGAATAAGCAGCATAAGATTGAGCATTAGCTGCTATAGTTTGTGGATTATTTATTTTTGTTATTTCCCACCTCGATAAATTACTACTGAGAATATCAGCAGTACCTACTTGAGTACTTGCCCATAGTTCGACATAATCATTCACTTTTAAATAAACTTGAATTGCAAATTGTTGGGTTAGACTTGCTGTTGCCCACCTTGCTAGTACTTCTTTTAAATATACCCCGTTTTTATAAACAAAAATATTCACGGTTGGAGAAGAAGCAAAATTGTAAATATATGCCATGCCGGTAATTGTATATAATCCAGTCTCCTGAATTTTAACTCTAGAATTTGCAGCATCAAAAGCGCCAGTCAGATCTCCAATATTGGATGTATCTAAAGTAGATGTTAGTTTCGCCGGAGTTGTTGTTATGGATGATGCAGAAGACATCGCCATTGAAACGCCTATTTGTCTCCCTGGAGCATCTTCACTTAGAACTAAATTAGATGACCAACCAACAACGGGTAATGTTAGTATTCCACCAAATGAATCACCATTATTGATTACGGAACCATCCAGAAGACCACTCGATACAACACTAGTTGGTACTAGAAAATATACAGAAGTCGTAGTTCCGAATATAGCTATTGCTGAATATCTGACTCCTGATTTAAAAAATTCTGCAGCACCTAAACCCATATCATTTGTTGCTGACATTTTACTTGAATCTAGCGTAACTCCCGAAGGTAGCGTAATTGACACTGCGCCCGACCCCGGATTTGAGGTATAACTACACCTAAAGTTAATTTCTATTGAATCACCTACCCTGCGATAGTAACAATTATTCGATGCTGGAGTTACTGGAGTAAATGTTGGAGTATAAGTTTTCCAGTCAGTAACTACCGCTCCTTTAACTCTTGGAGTAGCAGGTCCTACTGAAATATTATCAACATAAACATTAAACGCTGTAGTTGTAGTTGTATTTACAATAAAACGTAATTGATATTGAGTTCCTGTAGCACTAGATTGAGAATTAACTGCAATATGATTTACAAGCGTACTAGCATAGATATTAGCATCAGCAGGTTCTATGTATGCACTATTAGTTACATCATACAACTTCATTTGCATATAACCGTCTACGTAATTAGCATCACTAAATAAACCATCTAATGAAACTGCAAGTAACGAAGCTTTATAAGCATTGTCAATAGTAAATGTATTACTATAAACATATTGTCCATTTAAATTAGATGCAGCTTTATCAATTTTCATGCTATTAGCACCAACTAATTTAGAAGTAGTATCTAATGATACAACTAAGCTACCAGAAGATGATGTCCAAAAGCTTGTTCCATTTGCAAAATTAGGATCTGATATATAATTAATAATACTAGAACTAGATACTTCAACTAATGCATTATCAATAACTTGATATGTTTTCTTTTCATCAGTAGCAAATACTAATTGTCCATTAGCAGCAGTTGATGCATAAGTAACTAAGTTTGATTTAGTATCTTGTTTCATATCCAATCTGGTTGGAGTTTGAATTGACTTATTAGATAAAGCTTGTGAATCTGTTGTACCTACTACATCACCAGTTGGAACTGCTTTTGTATTTGATATAACAATACCACTAGCATCTCTAACAAGAAATTTACTTGCATCTGTAAGATTAGTTTTTAATGTAGATAAAGCTAAATCTTGAACTGTATTTAAATCACCATCAATAGTTTTATTAGATAAAGCTTGTGAATCAGATGTTCCAACTATATTTCCAGTAACTCCATGAGCTGATGTTGCTGAAACGTGAGCATCATAACTACATTCTTTAACGAACTTACCCGAAGAGACATCTGTAGCAAATGTTCCTGAAGTATGAGCAATAGCGCAACGATATATGAACTCATCAGTATAATATATAAAATCGTCTACTATATAAGATTTACCAGTTATCCATGCTGATATTCCTGAACCACCAGCTTTATATTCATTACCAGAAGCATCTTTTAAATATAATGCTCCATCACTTTTTACATAAAGTCTATTCTTTCCAGAAGCAGGATCTGCTGGAGTAGATATCTGATCTAATAGTAATGAATCACTAAATTCTTTATTACTAAGAGATTGTGCATCAGAAGTTCCAACTACTGAACCTGTAACACCATGTACTCCAGAAGAAGCACCAGTATGTGCAGTTAATGCTCCAGAAGAAGCAGTATTATTCAATTGTGTTTGGATATTTGATGATACACCATTTAAATAACTAAATTCAGTATTATCAATAACTCCTGTTCCAAGTTTAGATACATCTATTGCAGCAGTTGCTGAAATATTACTATCTACAATGTTTGAGACAGTATTACTCGACATATCAATAGTTTTATTTGTTAATGTAGCACTATGTGCTTCAGTAACGACTGGCGAAGCTGAAGTTCCATTATGGTAGTTTAATTTACCACTAGTTTCATCAACTTGCATTTCACCTTTGGAGTTTAAACCTAATGCAGTAACTGCTTTAAGCTTAATTCCTAAAAAAAATTGTCTTAAACCTAACATATATTCTCCTTATTTGGTTGGTAGTGGATACTTAGCTTTAACTGCCATACAAGCTTGAGCAATTGCTTCTAATTGTGAATTATCACCTAATGCTACAGATTTCATTAATGCATCAAGTTGATCTCCAATTTTAGCATATTCTCTTTCTCGTTTAGCATGACATACATCTAGAAGATAATCATAATCAGTAGTTAGATCTACTTTATTTATAATATAATCACAAGCATATGAATATTTTCTCATAGGTATATCATCAACACTGATATCTTCAACTGAAACATAATCATCTTCGATTGTACTTTCAGCAACATTATCAGCATGGATAATAATTTCTCTTGCTTTCTTTCCCCATGAATTTTTATCGATCTGATCAGCAACCCATAAATCACCATCTGACTCTTTCTCAAAACGTGCTCCATATTCGGAACCGTTTTTCAAGTTTTTAATTTCATACTTAAACATTTGAAACTCCTTTATTTGAAGGAGTAGTATTTGAAAGATAAATAGGGTAAAAATTTGATGAGCGAGGTATTTTGAACTACGTATTACCCGATTTAAACCAATTCTTCAACTTACTACCACTTCGGTTTAATCTTATATTGTACTAATTGTTTAATACACTCAATGCTCTAAATGATATAATTCCTGAATGGTTTATACCACTTATAGCTTCGGTTGTAAAAAACATTTGTCCATTATCGTGCATTATAAAAGTCATTTTAGCATCACCAGCTCCACCACGAACTATTTCCCATTTGGAACCTGCTGATCTAGTATTATCATAATTTAATTCAAGTTGACCCATTTCTACTAATTCAGTTATTGTAGTTTTTCTATATACTGAATAGAAGATAGTGATTGCTCTTACTTCACTTACAGGGAAGAAAAGAGACGGCATTTCAACCTCACTAGAAGTTGGATTATAGGGATCAATGTTTTGTATTTGTGGTGCAACATCATAAGTCGATATAGCAGCATTTAAGGCTCCTTCTACAGCCTTAGCGAATGTAACCATAGCTGGTGCCCAATCTGGAGATTCACCACTTGTTGGAAATTCGATAACTGTACCTTTGATATTGACAGTGATAGACATGAATATACCTCGCTAAAAAATGCTCAAATATAGTTGTTAATTAGCGGATTTTACTATAGAAATGGCTTACTTAGATTCTCTACATATTCGTAGGAAGTTCTCACATAGATCAATGTAATAGTCACGGAAATGACCACATGATTCTAAAGCTTCAACTTTTTTAACACAAGACTTATGTAAATCTAAACATTTATCTAGTTTAGCTGGAGCTTCTATAGGTTTAACTGATTGATATTCTAATCGACACTTAATAATAGCAGTAACTAAGGCAATAACGACCATAGTATACTTGATATAACGGATACTTAAGCTATATTTGTTCAACATTTAATATCCATCTATCTTCATTTGCTAGATTTTCATTCAATCTAGCACTAGTTATCTCGATTATCGGTATATTTACCTTATATTTTTTACATAATCGTTTAAGATGTTTTAATACAACACTATCAGCATAAAATCTCATAGAAAGAAATGGAAAGATCTTCGGTAATGCTGTAGCAATAGAGAATTTGTTTCTTAAGTTTAATTCTAAATCCATTTTATTGAACTCTATATTTAAACCATTAATCTGTTCTATTATATGAAAATCTGGGATAATATCTAGATTAGTTCGAACGTAAACTTTAGTAGTTCTTGGAACTGTTGATAGAAGAACATTTAATAAGTTTAAATCTATAAATGGTTCTCCTCCTGTAATAGTAATTGATTCATAATGACGTATTTGAAAATCGAATAAATTAATACACTTAAACGTATCTAATACTTCAGGTTTTGTGTTTAAACAATCTTCACATCGTCGAGTACATTTAGAAGTGATGAATAGTTTAGAGTGTAGTTTGTCAGTTTTGAATAAGAATAACTTGTCATTTTTATCATTCATTCTGTATAACTCTTTCTCATAACCTTTCGGATATCATGTATCATATCCTGAGAGGTTCGATCTTTTAGATTATTAATATTATCTTTATATAATTCAAGAAACCATTTTTCACCATTTAGAAAAAAGTTTATCGAGTGTCCATAGCATAAGTATACTCTATGTTTAGGAAGTTGTCTACCATAGAACTGCATTAGTTTTCCAAGTTCGTCGCATAGTAAACATTTACCTACTGTATCACTCATACATTATTTCTTACTTTCCTTATCTAAGAATTTTCTAACAATAGAAGCTATTGTTTCAGGAACAAAAGGTTTAGTTATCCATACTTTAGCACCTAGAGCTTTAGCCTTAGCTTTCATCAAAGGACTATATTCAGATGTTAAAAAGAATATATTTATATAACTAAATTCTGGATTTTTCTTAATAGTTTCACAAAACTTAACGCCATCATCGCCAGGCATATTAACATCGAGAATCATTAAATCGATCTTATTGTGACTAATATACTGTAATGCATCAAGTGCGTCTTTAGCTTCAATAACATCTAATCCTTCTTTAACTAAAGCTTTTTTAAGAACGGTTCTAACGACTTCCGAATCATCAACGAGTAATATTTTATACATAGACTCTCCTGTGATTATATTATACTAGAACTATTAGATAAAGTCAACATAAATAAAAAGCCCCTCAGAACGAGGGGCAAATCGTTGAAGATTTTTAGAGCAGATTAAGATTTATTTTTGATGTTTTTGATTAGAACAGATTTTCCTGGAGCTGAACAGAAAATTGCTTGATCTGTATAAGCTCTAAGTTCGTATCCTGCACTATTTTCCAAATCTCTGAAGAACTCATCGCCTTTTCCTGGTCTTTGGAAAGTAATATCAGTAGAACCAATTCTTGCAAAGTATTCGATAGCTAAACAATAAGCATATCCTTCTTTTACGTAGATAGATGGTTCAATTTCCATCTCACCATTTTGAGAGAAGAATTTGATTGCTGTAGCACCGTTAACTAGTTCAACTGAACCAAATGATTGATCATATCTTCTTAAAGCAGCTTGATCTGACATTAGATCAGCCCATGTTTTTGGAGATATGTAACAAACTACTTTTCCATCCAAACCTTTAGCTACTGCAAGAGCAAGAGCTTGATTTAGTTTAGGGAAAGAAAGTTCAGCAGCAGCAGCGTCATAAACGTTACCTTTGAACAAGCTGTAATCAGCTACGTTGATATCGAAAAGTGTACCAGTTGTTTGAGAAAGAATGTTATGGATACCAGTAAATTCATTTCCGAAAGCACCAGCATGGAATATTGAATCGCCAACAGCAACTGAAGCATCAACAGCAGAAGCCATAGTAATTTTTTTACCTTCGAAATCTACTGATTTTACAGCATAATCAACACCATGTTTAGTAGAAGTAGCAACATCATAAAAAGATACTGGCATTTTTTCAGCACCAGCCCAGATTCCTGAAGCCCATTCTGCATCATCAATAGTGATTATTGTTTTAGTTCCATCGATAGCTTTAACGATACCGTATCCAGCTTGTCCGTAAAGTATTTCAATTTCTAGTTTTTTGCTGATTGATCTCATCATATTAGCAACTAGGAATTTTAATGAACTTTCGAAAGCTTCTTTTCCACCAGAAACTGCTCTAGAAGCTGCAGCATATCCAAGTACTGATCTAAGTACTAATGGGTTACCACGAACTTTAGCATCTTTGATTGATCCAGCAACTGGAGCAGCCAAAGAAAATGCATCATCATCAGATGAAGCAAAAGTTACACCATGTTCTTGTCCAACAATTACTGGTTGGTGATACATGTTACCAAGTTTGTCTTTAGCTGAAAAAGCTATTTTTTTAATAAGTTTAAGAAACTCAGGCACTAACTGAGCCATTTTTGATGCGTAAATTTCTTTGAAATTCGCATTCATGCTTTGAAAAGTGTTAGATGACATAAAAAAATTCTCCTAAAAATTAATAATTAAATATAAAACACATTACATGGAATATACCTTCTACCAATCTTTCTTATCTTCGGTATCCCTTCGCCACTTAAGGTAGAAAGAAATCTGGAAAATACTGAATTGATTTACAGTCGTCCAATTTAAGTTGTTAAAATTAATGAGTATTAAAAAGAAAACCCCTCAGAACGAGGGGCTATGTTTGAATAATTTCAGTGGGTTAGAACAATCCTCCACCGAAAAAGTCCTTATAACTGACCTTTTTATCGTCTTTCTTCTCATCTTTAGTAATATGTCCTACATCTTTAGTCAAATTGCTTGTTGTTACTGGCGGTTTCTCTTTAGCTTTAGACATATTATGTTTTCGTATCTTATCGAGGTTATCTTTACCAATAACTTCTTTTAATACTTCAGCAGGCATAACTCCGAACATAGATTTAATGTCTGATAGTATCTCCTCTCTAACTATTGGTAATACATCAGCAGGTTGTAAATCCATACCCTTATTAAGCCCTGCAATCATGATATCTGCCATCTTCTTAACGACATATGGACTCTTAGGTAGATCAGACTTTTCAAGGGCTTGTGACATTAATGTATCATATCTAGTAACTTCAGCCTCTTGTAGTCTTTCTAGTTCTCTAGTTCTAAACTCTTCTTCTTTAGTTTTCTTTTCGTCTTCTAATTCCCTTAACTTAGCTTCAAGTTTTTCTCTTTCAATAAGTTCGGGTGATTTCTGAGAGTTAGCTATCTCTTCTTCTAAGATCTCTGCTGCCATCTTCTTAAGATCTACTCCAATGTTTGGATTACTTAATGCCTTACGTGGATTAGTCTTTAATTCGTTTAGAAATGATGTAACAGTCTTTTCTAGATCAGCGTACTCTTGAGCTTTCGAATTTCCGAGTTTAGCCATTTGAAGTTGTTTTTGCATAAATTCAATAGCTTTTGGGTCATCGTCAATTTCGAACGGTAATTCTTCTTCGACTTCTTTCCCGTTGAATTTAAGTTTGAGTTTACTGATTCTTTTTTTAATTTCTTTCTTTTCATCTTTTTTCTCCTTAGCTGAATCATCAGCACTGGCACTAACATCATCAGCTAGACCATCATCTAGATCTGAAGACTCATTACTTTCAATTGATTTTGCTTCAATAGAAGCATCGGCTGGGGTACTAGCTGCAACTGGTGCAGCATTAGCTACATCTGACATAGTTTACTCCTTGACTATCCTTATAGGGTAAGTCATCATAGGTTAAAGCGTCCGTTATGGATAGCTCCATCATAAGTTGTTAGTATTATAGAAACTAATCTCTTTTGACTTCTAAGATAACGATATCATTGAATAATTGAACATCACCTAGTTTGACTCTCTTCTCACATAAAGTACGTTGTAAGAATTTGTCCATCTTTTTTGAACCTTTTAATTTGTTTAAAGCATCATAAGACAAACGGTCAATACTAACAAACGATTTCTTTTTCATAATAACTCCATTACTTTAGGATATAGACTCATAATAATTTCAAATGTAATTAATCCGATAATTATCAGTTCTAATAAAGTAGACTTATTGTTATTAATAAGTTCAATTAGAATATTAAGATTTGATTGTATCGTATCTAAATTCTTTTCTATCGCTTTATATCGAGGTATGATATCGAACGTAGTTTGAACTGAACGAAATGTTTCTTCTAGCTTATCATCATCCCAAACTTCATCAGGATAATCATTGATATACAAGTTATTTAGTATTTCTTGTTTTAAATAAATACAAGTACCTACAAATTTGATTAAACCTTTTTTAGAAAAAGAATGTTTGCCATTTGTTGCAAGATCTTTTGAATACTTTAGAGAAGTCGTTAATAGATCGTCAATCTTTTCTTCGTAATAATCTAATGTTACAGATTCAGCTAAGACGAGTGACACTATTCGTATAAATTTGATACTATTTGAATCTGAAGGCAAATCTTTTGAACTAAAATGTTCGACTGAGTGATTAGTTAGCTTATTAGTAAATTTTTTAGTAAATAGATCTGTAATTATTTTTTTATTATCGTCAGATAAGTTGATTAATACATAAGCACCAAAAGTATACACAATAACATATTGATTTTTCTCAATTTGATAGACGACTTCATGACTTGATTCATAAATATTGGTATATACCGATAATATTTCATCATATTCATTACGTTTAATCTTTTGATAGATGTTATGAGCAGTTAACTTCATGTTCTTAGTATAGCATGATAACTGGAGATTGTCTAATTGTCAAGTTTTATTTAGAAGAAAGGCGTTGTTTAAGTAAATAGATTCTATTTTGTGATTTATCTGCAAGATCTGCGACCATATTCTTACAACCAACAGAGTTAGCTTCAGAATCATATTTAGCACAGTAGTCTTGTAGTTCATTTTCCATAGCAAGAGCTGCTTCACAGTATACTTTATTCTCAGAAGCTAGATATGGTAATGATTTAGTCTTTTCATATATACCTTTAAGTATAACTGGAAGAGATAATTTATCAGCTCCATCGCCTACACCAATCATTTTCTCAGCAATTGAATCTATAGCAGAACTAGCTTCACCATATAATCTTTCAAATAATAAATGATCTGCAAAGAATGTAGAATTTTTACAAGTCCAGTGTGCAACTTGATAATATTCTGATAAAGATCTAACGCAAATTAGAATTGTTTGGAGTGACATAGATTTTACTGGTAGTATTTCCATAATTAGAATCCTCCCATTATTTTACGTAACAATGGATTAGGTGGTTGTTTATTTTTATCAGCTAAATCTTGAATATATTTCTGCAACTCTTCATTTGATTGAACATCTTCAGAAGGTCGTTTTGAAATATCCGCTATATGATTAGTTAAAGCTTCCACTGATGACATTGGATCTTCTTTTACATATGGAGCAGTAAGATCTTTTAGATAGTTATCTCTATTTTCAACACTACCCATAGCTTTTCTTAATGTATGAGCAACAGAATTCGGATTTTCAATATTCTCATCTGTAGCAATTTCACTTGATGGACCAATAGGCGTTGCTGCTAATAGATCTCCACTAGAAGCTACTGAACCTGCACCAATTATTGCACCTAATCCTGGTAGTTTAGTTAATGCCCCTTTTAGATATTTATTAATCTTACCCATATTTCCAGCTTTAGCTACTTGGATTTCAGCAGGAGCATTCTTTACTACTTCTTTTACTTCATTATCAGGCATTTCTACTAATTTTCTTATTAGGTTCCGATCTAATGCTTTATCTGGATTTCTTTCTACATCAGCAGCCATTATATCCTTACCTCTTTGTTTGATCTTTTCAAGTATTTCAGGTGGTAATACAAATCCTTTATCACTAATATCTACCATATTTTCCTCCAAGTAAACTATTGATTGCTAATTTTTTTCTACTAACTTCTTCTGGCGATAAAGCTCCAGCGACAGGAGTTTGTTCATCAGATCTTCCTAACGCCATAAGATTGTCGTAATTACTAGCTTCACCCATATTACCAGGATTGATTGGTTCTCTACCAGGTATATATTCTTTTTCTATTGGAAGGTTATCACCTGCTGGTCTTCTTTGAGCTTCAGGTTGACCAGGAACAATATCAGATCCTTGACCAACATCTTCACTAGCAAGTAATGAACCAACAACGGGAACTTGTCCAGCTAATTCTTCAGCCGCAGCAGCAGGACCAGATTCTAATCCTTTATATGCAGCTAAACCTAATCCAAGACCGGGAACTAATGACATTAATTTCTTACTACCTTTCATTCTAGCAGCAGGATTTCGAGCTAAAGCATTATCTAAAGCTGAAGCATTCATTGGAGGAGCTTCTTTTCCCGATAAACTTCTAATATAATCCATATGACTTTTAGCCATTGATCGTTGAGCTTCTAGTCCTTTACCGATATTTCCAGTAGCTTCTTTATCTTTTAACACTTTTAAAAATTCTTGAGTTTTTGCATCTTTTTTGTTGTCAGCCATAAGGTCTCCTATTGTGGAATATTGTCTGCTGGATTAGTTGGAAGGTTTTTAAATTCTCCTGGAGGAGTTGGAACTTGAGGCAGCGATTGTGTTCCGTTTCCTACAGTTTGTATTTCATTTGTTTCAGTTTGATATGGATTACCTTGAACGTCAGGATTTACACTACCTTGAAGAACATGTTTATTCCCCATAGGTTGATTTGGACCTTGTGGTCCTGGAGGAGCACCTGGAGGTTGTTGTTGAGCTAATGGTGTTTCTCCTATCATTTGTAATATCTCAGGATCACCTTCACGTAATTGTTGTAAATGTTGTTGTATATGATCTTGAGCAACTCTTAATAATTCAGGATTAAATCTTAAATCTGGATCAGCTATAACAGTTTTATGTTCAAGTATATGCATTCTATGTTTATCTAATAAATGAACTGGAAGATTTTCACCATCTAATAGTTTTTCATTTTCTTTCTTAATTAAAAGAAGTTCATTCATTTCACCTTCAAATGCAACATCTAATTTACCAGTGTTGATAATTTGAAAATATTGTTCAGGATTCTTAAGTAGTTTCATTTGAGCCAATTGTTCTGCCATTTGAACTCTACCTGCAGTAGTTTTAGCTAATGGATTTCCAACATCTACTACAACTCTACAAATATTACTTATATCATCACCAATAAATTCTTTTAGAAATGGTTTCTGATTCTTACCAACAATTGCAACAAGTCTAGGAGTATGCGCAAAATCTTTAATCATTTGAACCATTGAAGTTCCAACTGATTCTATAAGCTTAACATAACTTTGTTGTAATCCAGATATAAATTGAATTGCCATTGATTGAACCATAGCAAGGGCTGTACCAGATTTTAATGAGCTTTCAGGATTTCCTCTAGCAACACTATTAATACCGGTTAAAGTTTCCATCTGTCTTTGTAATGCTTCAACAAATGTAAATGTTTCTGGAGCAGAACTTGTAAAGTTAATCGGTTCAGGTTTAACATTACCTTCAATTAAATTCATACCACCTTGAAGTGATGCAAAACTTATCTCAGAATCTTTTTGAACAAATAAACTTTGAACAGCAAATGCATTATTGTTTGTCATTATAGAACCATATAAAGCATTTATAGCCTCTTGTAATGGATATATATCAAACAAAGGAGAATAACCATAAGGAGTTCCTAAAATTTCAGCAGGAACTATACGATAGACTGGAATATTAGCATATGGCATCTTCATGTCCATAAGAACACAATCAGGATCGACAAATAACATGTAACGACCTTCAGGCATTGCTTCTGTTTTTTTATGAAAGAATTCATATACAGGAACATCATCAGTTCCATCATTAGAAAACATTGTAATTCTAAAAATAGATGAATACTGTTTACTATCCATCTGCCTTAATTTATCAGCTAGATCTGGAAACTTAGCAGCTAGATCATGTCTATTTTTATATGTTCTAACTAACATCCATTGATTATCCCAAGTTTCTTTACTACCATCAACTACAACATCATATGGACTTAAATTACTAAATTCTAAATCTCCATTGTAGTTATATTCACCACTTTCTGGATCAAAATCGTATGTATCACCAGCAGTAGCATTCCAAGCTAATTTAACATAACCAGCACCAAGAACTACAGAATATTCTACAGCTCTTCTTAATGCTTCTTCTAGTCCTTTCTCTCGCATATAGTATTCTAAGATACCATTTGCTAAATAAGTTTGAGAAAGAGATTTACCGTCAGTATTAACTGCCTTAGCTTCCATAGTTGGTCTATTAGCAGTTATCATTCTAACTATATGTTCTCCGAAATTTCTTAAGTGATTAACATTTAATGAAACTAGTTCACCTTGTTCACCAGTAAAACTAATTCTATGGGTATCAGCACCATAGATACCATGATATGCCATCCACATTCTTCTTAACTTTTCCATGTAGTCATTGGAATATAACATACTGAAGAATGTATTGCCTTTATTTAATAAGATATTAGCAGCTTCTTTAGCTTCTCTAGCTGCAAAATATTCTTTCGATAGATCTGGATTTTTATAACCGTCCGAAGCCATGATAACTCCTAATTGAAAATTTTTATGGTAATATTATGTACAATTAAGTATAATATATATTTACGAATTAAACAAGTGTTCAACGTAAATTCATAGAAACTCTCTTAGTATAGTTGTTATTTCCGACGCTTAGATGAGAATATCTGATTGAAGACATCTACTACAGTATTCTGACTATTCTTCTGATTAAAAGCATTGCGATCTTTAATATGCATGTTCTCAGTATTGATATACCCTAAAGGGTATGGGTTACGTGTGTAAGTTATTGATCTTATTAGATAAATCAATGCATCTACTGCATCATAATGTCCGTCATCTGGTGACCTAGCGAAGATATCTTTATTCTTATCTTTCCATCGACAGTTCTTTAAGTGTCTAATTAAAGTAGTGCATGATGGATGAATAACAATTTGTTCTTGAGATAGGAGAGTTCTTGTTTGGTTTATTGCAGCTAACTTATCATCTTTCTTAGGAATGGAAAATGTCAGGTAACCATTACTCTTTCTACTAATTTCTGAGGTAACTATATGATTTATATCTGATACTCTACGATATGGTTTTTGTAATTCGAATGTATATGGATGTTTCCATAGTTCAGCTTCTTTATCCATTATCAATCTGGCTAACTTTTCAATTTGAACTTCGTGTCCTTTTAAAACTATCTCAGATTCAATTACAATCTTAGAATATCTAAAGTCATAGTAACCGAATAATATGACTGTAAGATCTCGAAATCCCAAGTCCATGCTCACATATGAATCATAATACGGCGGTTTTGTCCAAACCTGGACTATTTTATCTAATAGTAATTCATCAACTTCAGGTAGAACTGTAGAAGTTTCAGATCTAATAATCTCACAAAGGTATTCTCTTCTAAACTGTTCAGACTTTTCTCCACCCATTTGTTTAATTATGTTCTGTCTTTGAGCTGGACTAATAATAGGAACATCATAAATATTCTTCTTATAAAAACAATTATTAATTTCAGCTTCCTCAATAAATTTTATAAATTCATGATCTGGATCGGTAGGTGGAGTTGAAACTAATATTACTTTACCACCAGTGTGAGTAGTAGTTGGTATTAATACTGACTTAACAATCTTCTCTAAGTTATCAACAAAGCCAGCTTCATCAATTAAAGCTAAGTGACATTTAGCACCTCTTAGTTTTTCAAAGTTTTGAGCATCAGATCCGGCTAAATGTATCTCTGAACCATTTTCAAATTTATACATGTGTTGACTAGCGTTGTAAATAGGTTTCACATCATCAGGACAATCTTCTAATATTTCTCGCATCTTAGGTTCAAGAACGCTTCGCATGTGCAACTTAGTATCAGTAAGTATCTTCACAACACTATTAGGATGTTTAATACATTGCATTAACGCTAATGTTCCAAGCATCCAAGTTTTACCTGTTTGTCTACTACATAAAAATACTAGAGTTGAATGAGCAGGAGCAGCTCGCATAATGTCTAACATTTCCTTTTGAAGTTTATGGAGTTTAAATTCTAATTCTCCTCTTCTCCAAAGTAAATCTTTTACATTTTGTTTTGAAAGTTGAGCCATAACTATTCCTTAATGAAATCTTCAGTGTTAAGAATAGCTAGGAGTTTAGAACTTGACATTGCTTCTATATCTGATTTCTTTTTCTTAGGTACACTCTTTACTAAATTCAAAGACTTGATATAAATTTCAGCTTTCTTACATTCTTCTAATGTTAATTCTTGAACTAATGCTCTATCTTTTAATAATTGTAATTGTTTCATACATAAAGCTTCAGCATCAGATATAGCAACTTGTTCTTCTTTATTTTCTAATGAAGAAAGATCTTGAATATGTTTACGAAGTTTCTCGTTTTCGTGTTCTAAATCTGAAATCTTATTTTTTAACGAAAGAACTTCGATAGATCCTTTCTGATTTTCAAACATATCACCTAAAGATTCTATTTTCATGATTGCCTCTTGTTATATTAGAATACCCTGCTCGTAGGATCTTTCATTGCAGCACCCATTTTAAATTTAGTTAAGTCTGTTTTATATTGTTCAAAACTTTTTCTTTGTTCTAGCAATGCAAGTTCAAAGACTTTTAGTTTATTTTCAAACTCAACGAGCTTACTTTTTTTAGATTCATATTCCGAATAAGCAACTGAGAAAACTAATGTTAAAAGAATTCCAACTTCTACAAAAGAAGGAGCGATAAACATCAATTTAATAAAAAATGCTAATAATAATACATACGGCAGGTACTTCAGACTGATCTTCATTAATCCTCCATAACCTAACGAACTAAAAGAAAAGAAGGTATCAAACGTATTCCACACTTTTTTTAATTTTGCCTTATAAAAGGCTGTTGGTTTTGTTGTATAACCTTTAATCCAAGTTGTTAAGTAACTAATATTCATATATCCTCAGGGTCCATAATCTTATTTTGTTTATACTCATCAAAAGCATAAGCGTATAGCGTTAAAACATTATAACCCATTTGTTCTAACATTGCAAGATGCTTACTAGCTTTAGTCATATTATCGAATCTCATATAAAATTCGACGTTATTTGACTCTCTCCAAACTAAATATACATCTTCACTACTCATATTACGGCTTAAACCAGCGATTACCTGATGCTGGTGGATTTATTTGTAGATGTACCCAGTTCTTATTACCATCCTCACACCATAATTCATTATCAACTAATATCTTACTACCATCTTTTTTTAAGAAAGCAGTTAATTCTAAATGCGAATCGGCTATATCTATAGCACATCCATTCAAATGACTCGACTTCATTGGTATCTTTTTTAAATCAGTAATACCTTTCTGTGCGTATATTCGTAAATGATCTTCCATAGTCCTAAGACCTGATGTAACGATCATAGCACGACCCCAGATATCCCTAATCTTATTGACACGTTCTAAAAGAATCTTAATATTATCCTTAATTTTTTGATCAAGGACATCATAATTTGCACCTCTAAGAAACTCATTTAGTGTAATCATACTAAATATCTCCAGCTCGATCATACATATATTCTATATATCTAACAGTCTCAGGATCAGTTACCTTTTTATTAGCAACTAGATCGACTAATACTTCTTCTAATTTCCGAACTCTCTTTTCCATTTTAACTAATTCTACTTCTAGATACTCGTGAGGACTAATTGCTTTATAACATTTATCATGAAAACAAACATGACATAAAAATAATTGTAGACCTTTATACTTTTCACCAAGAACGTAATTCTTACCACAGATATTACATTGTTTAATGATCGGTTCTTCAAAAAAGTCCTTAATCCTTTTACTTATCGCCATGACGTTTTAACCTCATCCTCATCTTAGCAGCCTCTTTAACACAGTCTGGACATTTATGACCTACCCATTGCTTTCCGTTCTCGTCTATCCATCGTTTGTTTTTAGAAGGGAACTTACCTTTCAATAGTCGGGTCTTCTTATTGCCACAAACTTTACATACAACTATAGATGATTCTACTATGGTTTCATTTTGTTTGCAAGAATCTTTCATAAAATCTACCACTCACTATCATCTTTATGAGATCGCTCTATATACTGAATCTCATTTTCATACCAGATATTATTATCATACAACTTATTAGTTTTAGAAGATGCAAATATACTCTTCATAAAATTAAACAGTCCTAGTTTATTCTTACCTACAGGTATATTAACAAGTCCCTTATCTTCGTTTAAAATTTTATCTTCCATACTACCCTTCGATTCTTACGAATCTGATTTTACTTTCATTAAGATACTTAGTTAGTATTAAATCTTTATCTTGATCGACATAGATACTAAGACTAACTTCGTACATTCGTATATCAAATCTCCAATTTAAAAGAGTCATAAGTTCAAATAATCTTTTATGATCAATTTTGGGAATAAGAAATTCGATCATGTCTAATCCTCAAAATCATCTATACTATCTTGGTCTTCATCATCTTTATCTAGGATTTGAATACTGTTAACGCAATCAGGATGAAACCCAACGCCTAATAGGAACTCCTGGAATCTCTTAACTACATCATCCATAAAGTCAGCTTTGAATGTCATCTTCATAACTCTTCCACTGTACTTGTCGACATATATTAATTTATAGTAACTCTTGTCCATAAGTACTCCTATTCAACCTTATCGATTAAACCTAGTTTAAGTGCATCATTAGCTTTTAATACTGTATCAACTTTAAGAAGACCACGTATGATATCTTTCTTATCTTTAGCTTTCATTCTACAAGTATAAATCTTTTCCATTGTCTTCATAACTCGTATATCATCTTTAACCCAGTTATAGTTAGATTCGGAAGTTCCCTGTAACCATCTGTAGATACCATGAATCATCATCGTACAATTCTGTGACATAATCCGTATATCACCAGCTTGCATGATTAGAGATGCTCCTGACATTACTGCACCATATGCCTTAATAATAATCGGACATGGACATTCTCTCAATAAATCATATATAGCCAAAGATGAATACACATCTCCACCAAAATTGTTTATGATTATGAAGATAGGTGCTTTTCTGTTTACGTATACTAGATAGTTAACTCTACTAGCAAACTCTCCGAATGTTTCTTGAGATATCTGCTCACTGGAAGAAAATATAATCATTCTGGTCGCTATGAAAAAATCGTCACCAAATGGAACGAGTTCATGCGCTTCAGCTTTTGCTTCAATATTTTTACATTCTTCCTTTTTGTTATCCTCGGTGGATGGCGTTTGACTTTTCTGCTGACTATGCTTCTCATGTTTTTTATCTCCCTTAATTTTTCCAAATCCCATTTTGAACCCCAACTTCCAAATTGTTTCTATTAGTTTCTACGATATAAGTTGTTAAGTTTCTATAGTGTATAATAACTAGATTACCATCATAATAACAAAAAAATGATACAATGACGAATATCTCTTTACAATGGTAATTTTTATAAGTTTACTACAAAACTAGCTATAAATCTCTGTGTAATGTGAATCATATTTCATCGTGTTAACTATATGAAATTAGAATCTAAATAAACCATTATAGAAAAACCCTCTATAAGGTACTTATATATGTACATATAGATGTACTTCTATATACAATAGATGTACATCTATTCGTATTAGATGTACTACTATTACGAGTAGATGTATATCTATTACTATATTAGTATATTAATATGTACTAGTATAAATAGTAATACTCTAGTACGTTTTAAACGTACATACAACAAATGAATTTTCTGTATTCTTCTCACCTAGGCGTAGGATGCGCCTCTCTACCTGTACATATTACCGTACACCAGAGCGTACACTACGACCTCACGATGTACTTTCTCCAACGTTAAGATCGTAGTTTTACTTTGACGTAGTCTCGTTCTTTCAGAAAGTACTCTTTAGTTTCTCTATTGTTCGCATATACTATCCACGGATACTCACCACTATAATAATCAACAATGAAACTCTTTGCATCGGCAATTTGACCAAACACTCCTACGACATATTTGTTCTGTCTATTTGCACCGACTAAATAAACAAATACTAGAACCTTACGTCCTACGTCTAATATTCTCATCTTCGGTGTCAAATTTATGCTTCGCTGTTCAGATAGTATTTTATATTCTTTTTGTTTATACTGATCTATTACATAACGATATTGAACTAATCTTGAAAGTCTATCTGATACAGAAGTAAATAATACTAATTTAATATCTTCTAGTTTAATATTGAAATCGTTGATACTAAACTCACATGCCTCTATTTCGCACAGAATACGCCCTAGAATCAATTTAGTTTGATTACTGTGTAGAATGTACACCCTATTAGGATTAGTCAATTCTAGGGCTATTACAGAAGCTGTGGGAAGGCTCTTAATTTGTAACAGGATATCGGAATAGTCAGTATTCATGTTTCTATACTCCGTAGGTTATCACAATTTGCTATAACCTCAATACTATAAATAGAAATACTTTAAGTTTCTATAAGAAGTTGTTACTTAATATTACAATATAAGATCGGGAAAATCAAGCGTATGTATGTAACCGAATTTGTTAGGAAGTAAAATTATGTTTCTATAGTTAGAATTTACTAAAAATTGTGCTAGCTAAGCCTACACCACACCAACCACCAAGCCTACCCTACCCCCCCTACCTACGTCCTGCCATCCCCATGCCATAGACCTAGCCTCAACCCATAGCCTATACCCTAGCCCATGCCTCATCATGCTGATACTACAGGCATACCCATAGACTATACCCTAAGCATATACTATTTAGATTATAATACTATAAGCTATTATTGTTTATAGATATACTAAACGTTTTATATACTAGACTATATGTTATTGCTAATTGCATAATGCAATATTCTTGCATGAAGGAATTGCAGATTGCAAGATAATTGCACCGTGCAATAGTGGATTTGAGGTGAGGGATAAGTGTTGTTGACCACATCTTTATCCATTCTTTTTATTTATATCCTATTTAGTCTTATCCCATTTGGGATCAGTATATTTTATTTATATATTGATTGTTATATAAACGTATTATACGACACTAAACTTGTTATAACTTGTATTCCTGCTCAACATATTGTACACTGTCAGTATGATTATATTCCTACTATCTCTACTAATTTCGTTTAGCTACTCCGCAGATCAACTTGAGTTATCATATTCGTTTCTAAGTTATCATGTTCCTAATAACCCCACAGACTCACACAAGTACTCCAACAAGCTCGGCAATGGTCAAGCCATAACTAATCCACTCTTAGGACTAAGACGTACCAGAACTAGTAAGAACGGCTCATATGAGGCGTTAACTGTGTTCTCTGGTTCTAACAGCGTTGGTACTAATATGTCAGGACTTGTATACTCTACAGGTGAGTTCATCGATTCTAACTGGTACATTGGTTTTGTAGTTGGTGGCTATACTCAATCTCGTAGTGAGTTCAGACACAGAGGTATTGAGACTATGGGAGTTGGGATCACTCACGATCAAGAGATTCAACCCATTGTTGGGGCAGAAGTAGGCTACAAGTATGATATCAATTCTAAGTGGTTTATTAGACAGAACAATGTTATAACCCCATTTATAACTAATCATAGTCTGTCCATAGGGTTCTCGTTCTGATTGACTAGAGCTGCGCAGTTTGTCACTGATTTAGTATCTCTTTGCTACCAGTTTAGTGTCAATCTGATACCGATGTAGTCAGTATGATACCATCTAGTTTTTATTGAACATCCCTGTTATTAAGTACATCCCATTTTCCTAGAGTTGGCATTAAGCTTGCAATGTATATTGTTAAGCAGGACGAAGCGAGCAGCTTCATGGAGAGTCGAAGGCGAGCTAGTAGAAGCTCAACGTCTTTAACTCTAAGTTCTAACCGGATAGCTCAAGGGTAACGCTATAGGGGATAACATCCCTACAATCAATCATAACAAGACGAAATAAGGCGAGTACGTTTAAACGTAGTTGCCTTATAGTACGTTGATAACGTACCTGAAGAGTCTTAATAACAAGGGAGTATATATGACATTTGAAATATTCTTTTACACAACTGCAATCCTATTAGTATTCAAGTCTATCATAATAACAATGAGCAGATAGTTTATAACTAAGAGGTATTTATGTGGTATTGCACAGAACATTTCAATTTAAGAGTGAGACAACGTGGGTTCTGCAAACAAGATATACTTAGTACTCTTAGACATGGATACAAGGTTTTTATAGCCGATAGTGTCCATGTATGCTACAATGGAATCACTATTGTAGTTGATGGCAACAAACTAATAACTATTTATAGAGGTAATTAATTTAACAATAGGAGTATGTATGAAGACATTTATAGGCAAAGTATTATGGTTCGAAAAACTAAGTGGTGAGGGTCTTGTAGTTGATTCCAATGGTATTGACTATAGGATACATTTCACAGCTTGGGAGCCGACAAGAGGTATCTTGAATGAAACTAGGAATCATTCGTTTCCGTCGGATGGTATGTCAGATCTGTTTCCTATTAAGGGTCAGTCGATCGAATGTTCTCTATATGAATCATCGTACGCTGATCTAATTGACAGAGCATGGCCCATAAAATAGAGGTGTATTATGGATGCATGGGATAAATACGATGATTATAAATTAGATACTCCATCGAGCTACGATGCAACTACATTCGAATGCGATCGCTGCAATGCGCAGTGTAGCATTGACGACTTGAATGAATCAAGTTGCGGTTCTCAACACTGCAACGAATGTTTTATTAAAGAGGGGATTGAATATGAATCTTAAAGTTGATATAAAATGGTGTGCTGATTACAATGCTTATTATAGCGTATCACTTAAAATACAGTATAGCACGATCGTCAATCAGTATGTGTATACATTGAATGATCGAGTTGAGTACTTAGAACCTGCAGCTGATCTCGAGCAGATTAAGGGGTTTTTAATAAAGCGCTATGGCAAAAAATTTCGTAGCTTTCAATTTTTATAAGGGAGTATTATATGTATGTTATCGATAAAACGACTAATAAAAAATGTATGATCATAGAACGCAAAGACGACAAAGTCTTAGTGTGGTACGAATCAGGTGGCACTAAGTGGATCTCGTATACAAGAGATGTAGAGTTTATCCGAAAATAAGCTTATTATAAAGAATATAAAAATAAGGTTAAGTGAGGTAGAAAATGGTACGAATTTTTAAAAAATATGCCAATCGCAAAATTTATGATACATTCGAGAGTCAATACATCACTCTATGTGATCTTAGAGAGATTGTTAAGTCAGGTCAAGATGTCAAGGTGATCACCCATGAAGAGGGTATTGACGTCACATACAACACGATGGTTCAAGTATTCCATGAACTCGCAAATAACATAACAGATTTTAGTGCCTTTAAAACTAATAATGGATATGAGATTGACAATGCATTAACTAATAAGATCATCAATCTAATTAAAACGTTCTAAAATAAAGAGGTTTTTATATGGACAAAATAGTAGATGAAAAAACTGCATTTGCGAAATGGCTAAAACAATCTACACATGGAGATATAGATAAAGCTGCCGAGTTGATGAGGGGAATGTTACTTGACAGTCCATCGGCAGAATTAATATGGGATTACTTAAAGAAGACAAACGATAAGCAATATAATTATAATACATTTGTAAAAGCTGCTAAGTTAGCTTTAAAGGGTGGTGTAAAATGAGATCATATATAATTGAATCTAATAACGTTGTTTTAGAATACTCAAAAACATTAGCTTATGCAAAAAAACGTTCAATATATTTTCACAATCGAGGATTCAATTATATTAAAATCACCTGTCTAAATGGAGATTATTTCGGAGAAGGGTTTCATAAGTATGAACTTTTTCTTATCCGTGGAATAGATAAATTAAAATGGAAAAAACGAGTTTAGGAGGTATTATGGTTATTCAATTTAATGGAATATACTTGAAACTCCTACTTGAAACTGAAGACCAGTTTTTAATTGTAGAGGTAGACAAAAGGACTCACAAGTTTATAGGTTCTCCAGTGTACGTTCTAAAAACAACACTAAGATCAGTTAACCCATTTTTTTAGGAGTATATATGCAATTAGAAAAACTGTTCTGGGAGTCCTTAAAATTCGATATAAACGATGGTTACTGTTTAAGTGAGATACTTAATAAGTATACAACTGATTGCAAAAAACTAAAAATAGGTTCTAAAAAATGGTTCATAGCTTATGTTGCAGCTATGATTCAATATAAATAGGGGGATGTATGAAAATAACTAAAAAATATGTAGAGGCAGTTTTTGAACGATTCTTAGGTAACATCGGTGGCAGGAAAGCATCTAGTTACAACGATACCGGAGCATTCCAATTAGACTATAAACCAATATTCGGATATCGAATTGAGAAAATTGATAACTCATTGGGCGGTATTAGTACACCTTTCGGAGACAGAAAAAAACCTCTAGAGTTTACCGAATCACTCCATGTTGCTATGGATGCAATACGATACTTAAAAAAACAAAAATAGGAGATTATAATGGAAAATAAAATAAAGAAGATACTAGATCTAAAAGAAGAATATGATTTATGTTTTTGTATTGGACTAGCGCCTAATCCTAAAAAAATTACGTTTAAAGGTTCTTGTATGGATGCATGCGAATATAAGCAATTGCATAAACTAATCAATGAACTAAATGAGGATGAAGAGAAAGAACTAAAACAAAGATTGTTTGGGAGGATTTAATGGAATATTATTTAATTATAGGGTATACCGGAGAGTATGACGAGTATATCGAATGGTCATACGGCGTCTATGAAGATGTTCAAAAAGCTTCTGAAGACTGCAAAAATATGAATATAAAACTGACACAATTCAATTTACATACGTCGTCAATGCATCGCAAATTACAACCTGAATATGCCATTTTAGATGCATTCGAGGAACAGACAGACGATAATGATTTTGACTACAACGGTTTAACTGGCAGTGCATACGAAATTAGAATTGTAAAAAAGAGGGGTTAAATATGAAGTATGTAATTAAACCAACCATCAAAAATATATGTTTTCTTATAAAACGTGGACTCTTTAGTGACGACCCCGATTGGTTTTTTAAATTACATGAATCGTTAATTGACAAAAAAGTACAATTCGAGATTGTTGACGATGGCACTAAAGATTTCAGTGATCGATTAAAATTTGTAGAAAAAATTTGGCTAAAAAAGCGAGGTTAAATATGAATTGGATACAATGTGTAAACTACTTAGTGACACAATTACAAATGGACTTAAGAGATGCGCAAAATCTTACACAAGATGTATGCATCTACGAAAAACCTATAATGTTTTACGATGGTATTAAATTACATTATAAAAACGATAAGTTTTATGTAGTATTTAGTAAATAAAAAGGGGATAATATGAAAACATATGTAGTCGAAAGAAAGAATTTTTCTGGTCATGATGTTATTGAATATTGTACTCGTCTTTCTGAAGCTAAAAGATTTCTTGTTAGGGCTCGAGATGGAAAAGGGCTTTCTATCCTATGTATTTCAGGTCCTTGTTTTGGAGAAGGGTTTCATAAGTATAGATTAATTATTGTATGTAATATAAATGGGTTTAAGTTTAAACGAATTACATCAAATCTTGATGCTTATTAAAATTGAGGTATAAAATGAAAATAGTAGTAAAACAAATAAACTTATTTAACAAAAAGTTAACTCCCGAGTTACAAGAAATTATGGTCCGCTATGGCGAGGCAATCTGCAACTCCGATGTAGTATTCCAAGACAAAAGATTAGTTAACTTCAGTCTTGTACGCAAAGTTTTAAATAGTCATAAAATAGATTTTACAACCGAATATGAATGCGATAAATAAAAAGGAGATATAAATGAGTAATCCCATTTACGATTCACTTTTTGATGAACTCAATACTAATGTTATTGAATATATATTTGAATCAGATAGAGAATATTCCGATTTTATAGAACATTATGGAAGGGTACCTATTAGTCATTCGAATATGATACATATTTGGGCGAAATCTGTACTAGTAATGCGAGGACTAGGGTACGATGTCGATTACCCAATTGAACATAATTTAGACATTGAACTAATAAAAAAATAAAAGGAGCATAACATGAAAACAATTATTAAAAAGTTTAAAGATCATTTTATTTTACTTTATAAAGATAAATTTAATAACCTCTACGACTCAATGATGAAGTTTAAAACTAAAGCCGAAGCTAAGGAATTCGATAAAAAACATCCATTCAATAAAAAAATACTAAATAGTAAATAGGAGTATAATATGAATAAGGCATGGTATCTTAATTTTTACGGTATTCCAAAAAAACATAGAAAATTTAAGTTTATCACAGTTCCTATAGTGAATGAATACGGTCAATCTGAAGTCGAGATTATCCGTTTATCTAAAATAATACTCGATATGGTTTCAATAGATTATCGAAAATTGCAGAATATTACTGCAACTCTACATAAAACATCTAGTGTCGGCCAAGGTGACTCCGAAATAATAAGTAAAACTTTATTATCTGAAAAGTCAATTAAAATTGAGGTATAAAATGGAAGATAAAGTAATTATGTTCGGCTTAAAACATTGGTTAAAGATATTCACATTATCAGTAATTGCATATATGGCTCTTGGTTGGGATTACTACATGGAGCTGTTCTATTTACTAATTATTATATACTGCCTATTAGGAATTATTAAAGTAATTAAAGCGTGAGGTAATTTATGATATTAGAAAAATGTATCAAGCATTGGTTCATTTCATATTCAATTCTTATAGCTCTGTATATGATTATCTTCGGCGATATGATAGTATTCTACTCGTATCTATTTGTAATATTTATGATAGCAATAAATAAAATATTTAAATTAGGAGCATAAAATGAAAATAGCAACAATCACATCAATGATCTACGACGATGTAGATACTTGTAAAATAGAATTTATCATGAACGGTCGATTATACAGCACACCTCTTGTAAATGATCTACAAGGGGCGTACACAACCGGAGATCATATTATAGTTGAAGATACTGCCGATGGTACATCTATAAAACCAATGAGGAGATACTATGATATTAAAAAATGAAACTACATTTAATGATAAATGTATTCATGATATGCTAAAGTTTGCTAAAGTAAAAACTGAATTAGTAAAAAAGCTAAGAGTTGTTGAAGTTAAAAATGAAATACTAAATCAAGAGGGAATTCCAGTGCATGGTATGTGTTATCATACTCAAGATGGACAATATGATGTGTTTATGCTAAATGATGATGAGCTATTAGAAACAATGCTTCATGAATTTGTACATATAAAACAGTTCTCTGAATTATCGGATGAAAAATGTAGTAAAACGTATATTACTGAAAAACAAGCAAGAAAGGCAGAATTAAGATTAAGGAGGTAATTATGTTACATGTATGGGTTTGTAATGCAATTCAAGATTGGGAAATAAATTGTGGAGTAAAATTTGAAACAATACCTCTGCCTCAAAGTTTAAAGACACTTATAACTCATAGTGGACTTCGCTTTCCAGATCGAAAACATAATTCAAAAATTATATTTAAAGATGATAGTAATTTCCTAATTAAATATTCTATAAAACATTTTAATTCCCTATGTTACTATATCACTCTCACACATAATAAGGATAACTTTTTCTGTGTTAGTTCACATAATACATTTGAAATATTTAAAAGAATTACATTGGGGCATCTTCTTCGTCCTAACGATGAAGATTTTTATTGTAACGACGACGAAAAAAACATTCCAGTTTACAAAGAAGAAATAGTGTGTACTTGCTCAAACTCTGACTTATTCAATCACGGTTGTAAATGTGGTGTATTTAAAAAGGAGATGAAAATATGAATTGTTTAATTAAACATAAGGTAACAGGATTTTATTTAAGCTTTATAAAAGGTGATAACTTTACGTTCCATAGATGTAAAAAAGGGGCGCAAGTATTTAATCACGGGATTGTTTTTGAATTATTATCAGAGTTCTGTCAAGATTTTAATTTAAAACCTAACAGTTTTAGTATAGAATATATAAAGGAGAATAAAAAATGAAAACATATGAAGTAATATTTAGAGGAATTACTGGACATGTAGCTAAATATCTAGTAAAAGCTCCATCGCAAGCAATAGCAATTACTAAAGCTAAACTTCTATCTATGACTGATAAAGTTGGTTTAAAGACCATGCATGAAATGTTACAAAAACTAGACGATATCAAGGTGAAGATATTTAAACACTAAGGGGTTTATATGGATAGCACAATTAAAACAATACTAGATGGCATAGAACAATGCATTGGAGAAAATGGTAGGTATCTATATGTCACCTCTCCAAACAGTATATCAAGTAGATTACTTTATAGAGCACATGAGTTCTTTAACATGAAGCCTAATTACTGGATGACAGAATCAGTATTCTTAATGTGTAGACAAATAGGACAATACAATACGTTTACTGAGATTATAGAACATGAAGAAGAGATTGTTGCATCTTGTGCAGATGTAAAATCGATTGATCTAATTAAATGGTCTGTAGAGTTCTACGATTTTATAGATGAAGCTCATGATCAATTAAAAATACCTAGAGGATTTTTCGTAGAACAAATAGTTTATGGACAAATATACATGCTACGAAAATTATTTACATTAATAACTAATATTATAAGTGATGAGGTAACCAATGAAAATGATTAGAAATTTAACAATACTAGTTGTACTCGGGATGTTTGCTGCTAATATTCCTAAGTGGGAAGTGGTGCCAGAATATCGTGGAGAAGTAAAAGAAGTTGTTGACGCTTGACAAGTAACATGATAATGTAGTATAAGGAGAAAAATATATGAAAATACTAATACCGATTATTATTCTTTTGACATTAAGTGTATCAAATAGATCATTCGCTCACCTAGAAGGTGAAACATGTAGTCCGATGCCTGGTATGATTGATTGTGTAATATGTATTGTTGATCAGGATGAAGATACTAAAGTGAGTACTGTACATCCTGAATGTGGACAAACATTAGAGAATACAGTGAATATTGAAGATGATAACTAGGAGATATAAAATGGACTTTAATAAACGAGCTAAAAGATTATTGAAGTTAATGGAGAAAAACTTGAAAAAAGCAAAGCTGCCAACGAGTCAATACTTTATTGGTCAACTGGCTAAAGCATATTTAAATCAAGTACGAGCTGGGAAGAAACTAGATTACAAGGTAGTACCTCCTGGATTTAGAAAGAGTGTTGTAGATAACTTGCATGAACTCTTTGCATCTCTTCCGAAAGATATACTATCTCAAATAGTTGAAAGATCTTTAAAGGAGAAATAAGATGTGGGAAAAATATGATGAATGGAAATTAGATTACCCAGAAGCTTGGGACAAAGAAGACTTTGTATGTGATGATTGTGGTAAGAAGTATCACATAGATGAACTAAATAATTTAGGAATGAAAGACTTATGTAATATATGTTATGCAAGGGAGATTGAAAATGAACACGATTAAGGAATGGTATATTATATCTATGTTTGGTATAATTATTGGAATACTAATTAACTTAAACGACCTAATGAAAGTTACAGGTGCTATATGATTAGAGATGCAGTATTTGTTTATGGTAATCCTAAGATTAAGTTTAATAAAGATGCTCTATTTTTAGACCCTGTGGCAAACTGTCACGACTTAACTGTATTTGAAAACAATCTAGATGATAAGTATGCTGTATATAAAATAGAAGTATCGAATTATAATGGGCGTAAATTCTTATCTAGCGAATGGTTGTGGGGGTTGGTTGTAAATGATAAGAATATCGTATAGAAAGACAACTACAGGATACATCTCCAATCTGTTCTTTTTACTAGGAGATATCATCTTTGTTGAGATCAGTAGTAAAACTAATGAATACTGGATAAAGAAAATGAATGATACTGTGATGACTTTAGTATATGCTAAAGGTACTTCTGTTAAGCAGATTAAGAAGAAGATTAGAAGTCAATTGATATCGCTTGGAGTTAAAATTGATGTAGATTTAAGATATGTAATAGATCTAAAAGAGTTAAAGAAATGAAATTTAAAATCAGACATGATATACAAAAAGTGAACATCTATGGTCAAACTCGATATAGAATTGAATCATTAAAAGATTTCAAAGATGTTAAGGCTGGTGATCTTGGAGGTTGGGTTACAATGGAAGAGAATCTCTCCCACTATGGCGATTGTTGGATTTACGATGATGCTGTAGTCCGAGATGATGCGGTTGTTTGTGAGAACGCTAGCGTCCATGGTAAGTCTAGTATTTCAGAAAATTCTCGAATAAGTGGAGATGCTATAGTATCAGGTGAAACACACGTTTCAGATAATGCATGGATTTATGGTAATGCTCAAGTTTGTGAGGGAGCCCTTGTTGATCAGAATGCTCGAGTCTATGGAAATGCGATAGTTTCAGGTCAAGCAAAAGTTCGTGGGAGAGCTAAGGTCTTTGGTAACTCAAGACTTACTGATTATGTTAATGTTTCAGGTAACGTTACTATTAATGGTGACTTCGAGATTAAGGGTGAAAGAAAATCCTCTGGTGATATGAACATTTGGAACTCTGGACCAGAAGATAACATTAAGATCGTTAAGTGGAATGTTGCCGTTAAAGATAATTATCTAAAGGAGTTAAAGAAATGAAAAAAGTAAAAGTGTATAGACATTTCTTATTATGTCCAATATGTAAAGAAGAGATTACATCTAAACATAGACACGATTTCCGTCATTGTAAATGTGGTGAATGTTTTGTTGATGGTGGATTAGACTACTTTAGATTTGGATATGGAGATAAGTCAAGTAAGTTATTATTTACTAAAGCTGGTAAGATGAGTAAGAAATACTTTAGAACTGAGGAGGTATAGAATGGAAGTTAACTATTTTTACTTTGGAGCATTCGTATTCTTTTTTGTAGGTATAGGTTTATACTTTTTGAACAAAAAATAGATACTGTAAGCAGCGAACCCACGCTATGAGGAACGTAAAGAAATGGCTAACAAACTGATTGTCGTGTATGCCTCGTGAAGCTACACTAGAGCCGACATAAACCGACCAACTAGACGGTTACTCTATAAGCGTTTTGGAGAAGCATAGAGCGTAAGGCCTCGTGGGATTGAAGAGTACTAGCTTGTTATTAGTTTGGCTAGGAAATGAGCGTAGACATAGCCCTTAGATGAATCTGTAATGTAGTCTATTGGTCTCTAATATGATGTAACTAACGTAAAGTCAAGTACATATAGATAGAGACTTGCCTTTTTACGAATTTAATTGCATTCATATTGTTCTTGTATTATAATATTAATTAGGAGATACAATATATGATGAAGTTATTAATTATACAAACAATTATTATGTATGCGATAGGTATGTTCTTTTTATGTGCATTTGAAGTAACTGCTTCAGAATTACGGTTATTTAGATATGTAGTATCTACATATACTACAACTAATCTATATAAAGCACATCCAAAAATAATAAAAAAGCGGTTGTCAACTCGTGATAAAAATGCTATAATACTAGCTAGAGGTTTATAATGGATAATGAGAATTTAAAGAATTTTATACGTGAGCTACTTGTTTTAGCTAAAAAATATGACATCCAGGACATTCATAGTTGTGGATGTTGTGATGGAGCTCTACTTTCGGATACTAAAAATGAGGTGAGTTTTTGTTCGTTAGACAACTTAAAACAGTTTATTGATTGTCCTAATAAGGACGTGTAGTTATGTACGATATAGATGATATTATATACTATGATTCACTAGAAGATGCTTGTGACATAGTAGATGACGTTGACGAAGAAACTGACTCGATTACAGTTTCAAGATACGATTGTGAAGGCAACTTAATTGGTAAACAACAATGTGCTTTAGAATGGTATGAGTTACAGGTTCATACGCTAAAGGGTATAAAAATAATTTAGACGGAGAAACGTATGGATTTTTTTGATAAGTATGGTTTTGTTTCAGATAATAGAGATGCTGATGGAGATAAAGAAAATAAGATACTATTCTCAATTGAATGGCTATTACTTCTTTTATATCCTAGAGTTGATTCTCTAAGTAAAGTTGAAAGTGTAAGAACTCTTAAGGACATAGCATATACGCTAACTGATGGTAAGAAGTGGTATCCTTTACCTGATCACACTAAACTAGTCGAAGAAGGATTTAGTAGAGATAACATGATCGCATTAACTTCTCTTGGTATGTTAGCTAGAGATGAAGAACTATCTAAAGCTGGATTAAAACATCTATTTGATAAACCATATCTACAACCACAAGATATGATATACTTCGCAATATGTGCTAATAATGCTGTAGGTTGGCTATTCTTTCCAGTATTGTTTATATCAATGTTTATAGCATGTTTCTCTCTATCTCAAACTAGAGGTGGGAAACTAGACACTGATGGAAGACTGCTATCATTTGTTAGATGTTTATCTAATACTGAATCTAAAGCATTTAGAATGATGTGGAAGGTACTTAACTGGATATCTAAGATTAGACTAGCGAAGTACTTAAAGTTAAATCCTAGCGAGATGCCTTCTGATTTATGTACCGATGAGATTAAGAATAACCTAGATAAATATCATTGGAGAATACTATTTAGGATGTACTTCCAAGATGCTAATCATCCTATCAATCAATGGTTTAAATATAAGAACATAGAGGTATAAATGAATAACTATAAATACTACTTAACCTTAGGATATTGGTCTGCAATAACAATCGGGGTTATCATATTTCTAATAGAAAGTCCAGGACCTAATATAATCACGACAGACTTCATGGAAATAATAACGAGGTATCAATGATTAAGCTAGAGTATAATAAGTATATAGATCATACATTGCTTAAGTCTACAGCAACTTATGAAGACATAACTAAACTATGTGAAGAAGCTAAACAATATAAATTTGCTAGTGTTTGTATTCATCCAACTTTTGTTCCGATGGCTAAGAACATATTAGCTAATACTGATGTAAAAATATGTACAGTAGTTGGGTTTCCTTTAGGATTGAATGATACAAAAATCAAAGCTACTGAAGCGAGATTAGCAATTAAGAATGGTGCAGATGAAATTGATATGGTCATGAACATGGGTTACTTTAAAAGTCAGAGATATGATCTAGTTCAAAGAGATATCAAAAGGGTAAAGAAAGCTGTAGGAGATAAGATACTTAAAGTTATAGTTGAAACTTGTTTACTAAGCAACATAGAGAAATCTATAATAGCTAACTTAATTCGTATGGCTAAAGCTGACTTCATTAAAACATCTACCGGCTTTTCAACTAGCGGAGCGGATGTTGAAGATATTAAACTATTTAAAGATATACTTGGAGATTCATTAAAGATCAAGGCATCAGGAGGAATAAAGAACTCTAAGGATGCAATATCTATGATAAATGCTGGAGCTGATAGATTAGGTACTAGCTCTGGAGTTGAAATCATGTTAGGATTAGATAGTAACAAGGAGTATTAATATGAGGAAAGAATTAGTAATCTATATATCAACTACCGAGAAAGAATCGGAACTTCAAATGCGAAACGATTTAATTGTTAAAGATCATATAGTTCTTACTATTGAAGGTTTTAAATGTTCTATATCAAAAGATGAATTAGTTAGTGCTATATACCAATTGAATGCTTTCGACATGGTCAATGGACTTGAATCAAAAGAAGATAAAGAATCTTCAGGACTTAATAACAGTGTTGATTGCAATGGGTAGGAGTTAACTTGAGAGTATATCCTGTAGTTGTTAGCATCGGAAGAGATCACATGTATCTCGATTTTGATAAAAGGATTATACGTCTTATGATCGACGGGTGTTTCAAGGAGACTGACCTTCTTAATGAAGGCGGACACTTCACATTTTGGAATCCTATCACAAAGAAGTTCTCCGAGTTCTCTTTCTCTGAACATCAAGAGATAACTAAAGCTTATATTAAATGGAAAGATAAAACTAAATCACCATATGTTGGTTGTAATTGCGGATCAAAGCATACGTCAAATCCTAATCATCACTACGACTGGTGTAATTGTCATATTAACCCAATTAAGAAGTAGTATGTTAAGATACTAAAAGTATGATAGTATGTGTATGATACAAAAGGTAACATGAGAAAAACAAAAAAAGATACAAAAACCTATAGAGAAGTTCTTCATGAGTTATTGAAGGATGATATGTCATTTGTTTATTACTACTTACATGAAGCAATGAATGATGCTAAGAAAGATAACTTTAGACGTTTCGAATATGTTCTTAAAGAAATTATCCAAGCATTAGGTTATGTTCGTCATATCAAATTAAAGCCAAAAACAATGAAAAAATGCTAGTATTTGGTGCATATCTAATCTTTAGTATCTAATTATTAGTTATTGTTAACTGGTCAAATAAGGACAATTAAGTACGTTTTTATGGGTTAAGTGTTCTAATAAGGACTATTAGAAGTTAAGTAGTTCTATGTTATTTATCTTTAGACCTTTAAGAAGTTCTAGTAGACCAATGAGCGGAGCTTTATATGGACCATAGTTGTATTTACTCTTCATCATCTTAATGACAGTAATTAATTTATCCATCCTCGGCCAACAATTTTGGATTTGATGAGCCATCTCAACTGAGATATTTAGAACTGCGTTTATTTGTGAAGTATGTTTCCAATTGATAGCTCTAGGAAATCCTGTACCATCTGGTTTCTCATGATGATATAAGATAAGATCTGCTATGTTTGGAGGTAATGTTTGACTAGGACTAACAATATTAGCTCCACTTAGTGGATGCTCTATATAGTCTTTTGTTTCTTCTTTACTTAGAGATTCCATCCCACCGTTCTCAACTTTAGTAATAGATTGTTTTGATAAACCTATGTCTTGAAGTATAGCAGCGAATCCTAACTTCTGTATTGTTGCAGGTGATTTCCAATCCATCTTATATGCTATACCAATAGCTAAGTAAGAAGTTAATAAACACTTCTCAAAGAAACGATTAGATGTATTTAAAATTTCATTTAGTATATCATATATAGCTTTATCAGTTTTCTCTAGTACAAATATATTAGATGATATGATTTCATTTGTTTCATATATAACAGTATCAGTTATTCCATAATTTTTTGTTATATCATATATGTCATGTAGTTTCTTAGAGGACGATCTTATCTTCTCGGAGAAAGCAGCACTTTGAATACCTTGAACTGCATTAGATGTTCTAATGAACGTATCCATAAAAACATTACGATCTTGATTCTTTACATATAATGATACAGCTCCCTTATTCTTATACTTAGTTAATCTTTCAGAAGGATATAGATCATCCTTTCTAAAAAGAAGAAGATACTTATCAGTTAGTTTAAGGTAAATATCACAATATGCAATATTCGATTGCATGAATTGTTCAATAGGCATTGCAATAAAATCTTCATTAGCCATAAATAATATAATACCATTAGAAGATAAAAACGTCAAGACACATCAATAATATGTTATTTCACATAGATAGTTGTTATTAAATAAATTATGTAGAGTTTGTAATAATTGTTGACATTTAACGTATTTTAGTTATATAATGTAAAACATGAGACTAATAGATATTGTTAGAAAAAATAAGGACGAGTTAGTAGGTAAGAGAATTCGTCAAGTAGACTGGGAGCCTGGATTCTACATAAAGGTACAGTTTGTTGATGAGAAAAGTATATTTGGATTCGACCCTTTAAATGAAGCAACTTGTCTTAACTTAAAAGAAAAGCTTATAGCTGAAGCTGAATTTGAGTTTGTCACAGAACAAGACTTCGATTTTGTACATGAATTCTGGGATGAGATAGATACTACTAGTGATAGTCGAATGTATAAAAAGATATTAACTCGGAGCGATTGGGAAATTTTTAAGAACAAAAGAGACTTAATGCATATTAATACTGCAGTTGTTGATAGAAAGGGATATATATGGTAAAGCTAGAATTAGAAAAGATTGCACCTTTTAACTATCAGATATATGTTATTAAGAAAGATAAGAAGACTGAACTTTTTAGTTCTTTTAGTAGACATAGTGACTCTGAAGCTTTAGATCATGCAAGAGCATTATTATCGTCTTGTTCGGAATGGCATAGTTTAGATCATAAACTTAATATAGTGAGGAAGTAATGATTATTAAAAATGATTTCGGATATGGCTTAGGTGAGTTCATAAAGTATCTACTACCATTTTCTAATGCTATAAGGTATGGAACTATTAGGAAACTAACAATTGAACATTATAAAATTAATGACAAATATGAAACAAAATGTTATTATGAAGTAGAGGAATCAAACGATAAAATAGAAGAACATTCAATCATCTCGAGATTCGTTGAAGTATTTGACGATGATCAAGAGGGAGAATAGTATGTCTGTTTACTGGAAATGTGAGAAGTGCGGTAAAATGTGGAATAAGCATATGTCACATTGCGATTGCAAAGCTGGTAAAGTTTCAGGATTAATGACTATAGAGACTCATAAGTTAAAGAAACATATTGAGAGTATGTCACAAGAACATAAGAAATTTGTAGAAGTTCTTTCAAAAGAAAAAGATCAGTTACATCAATTTCAAAAAGAAGCATTTGATACAATTGAGAATATTATAAACAATATGCATTCCCTAGAGAAGGACGAGATAACAGTTCACTTATTCAAATTGATTAATGATCATAAGAGTAAGGAAATAAAATGAGGTAGTTATGCCAGATGAAAAATTGATAAGACAGAAACCATTTTTGGTAGTATTAGATCTGGATGACTGTATTGTATCTTTCATGGGAGCTCTATGTCGAGTTCACAATAAGAAGTATGGAACTAGTATAACCCCTAGCGATTTAAATAGCTGGGACTTTAATACGTTAGAAGTTAAAGATGCTCAAGGTAATGTCGTTAAAGGTGAAGAATTAAGAAAGACTTTTGCTGACTATGAAGCTGAAGGGTTATATGTAGGATTACCATTACTTGGTGCATCAGATCAAGCTCTTGAGTTTATGAAGAACAAAGGTTATAGAGTTGTAATACTAACTGCTAGAGATGAGAAGTACGGTAAGCAAACTGAACTAAATCTAATATTTAATAGAATATACCAGTATGTTGATGAAGTATTCTTTAAAGCTGATAAAGTAAAAAAGATACAGAACTTAAGCAAAGCTTATCATATTGTTATGTTCGCTGACGATAAAGCCGAAACCGTTCAAAAGGTTATTCAAAATTGTAATGTCGATCATGTGTTCTTGATTGAACAAGCACATAACGAAAATGTTGAAGTTGACCCTGACGTAAAAAGAGTTAGAGATTTACTAGACACAGTGAGATATTTACGATATACTAAATAAAGAGGTATATATGTTTAAATGTGTAGATTGTGGCTGGACTCATGAAAAGGATATTCAATTCTGTAAGGCATGTTCTGGATTTCTAGAAGAAGTACATGTTCGAGAAGTAACTCCAACTACTGTTAATTATGACTTTGTAGAAGGTAACGAGTTCTCTGGTATCAATCCATATGAAGGAGATTAGTAATGCGTTTATCACATAGTTCAGTTTCTTGTTTTCAAGAATGTGCTAAGAAGTATCATTATAGATATGTTGAGAAGTTATTCCCTAAAACTACACATGCAGCTTTATTATTCGGTTCTGCTCTAGATAAAGCAGTTGAGATTCTTTTACAAACATCAAGCTATGATAAAGCTAAAATTAAGTTTATTGAAATGTGGAATAGACAGGAGATCAATAAGGTTCCCGAATCTTTACAAGAGAATACTAAAATAGTATATGCTAATTCAGATTTTGATTGGGATTTATTAAGTAAAGAAGATGCAGATTTTTTAAGTACATATACTAAAGATGATATAGTAGCCGCATATAATTCAGCTAGTACACAAAAAGATGCAATTGGTTATGATCTTTTAAAAAAAGAACTCAAGGTTTTCTTTAATGTTGCTAATTGGCTTTGTCTTAAGAATAAAGGTTTGCTAATGCTGGAATCTTTCGATAAGTATATAATGCCAAATATTGAAAAAGTATTTGCAACACAAGTTCCCATTGAATTAATGAACACTGACGGTGATAATATTATTGGTTATGCAGACTTCGTTGTTAAATGGAAGAATGAAGAGAATCCAATTATATTCGATTTAAAGACTAGTAGTCGTGAATATGACAAGGATTCAGTACTATCAAGTCCACAATTAACTTTGTATACACATACATTAGGTGAAACATATAAAACTAGAAAAGCTGGGTTTATAGTATTAAATAAACATATACGAAAGAATAAAACTAAAGTATGTTCAGTTTGTGGATTTGATGGATCAGGTCAAAGACATAAGACTTGTAGTAATGAAGTTGAAGGTAAACGATGCGGCGGAGAATGGATTGAAACTATTAAGCCTGAAGTGTATATACAAGTATTGATAAATGATATCTCTGATAGACTAGAAGAGATTATGCTAGAGAATTATAATATGATTAATGATAGTATTAAGAGTGGTATATTCCCTAGATCCTTTACAAGTTGTAAACAGGGGTATGGTCTTTGTCCTTATTATGACGTATGTTATAAAAACAATTGTGACAAGATGATTAAGATGGAGGATAAATGATTAGAGTTTCTTTAGACTTGGAAATGAATCAAGAACCTACAGGTGGAACTCCGATTATTCAAGTTGGAGCTTGTATCTTTAATAGTGAGACAGGAGAGATCATCGATAAGTTTGACCAGTATGTTAAAAGTAAAACAATTATTACTCCGTATATAAATAACTTATGTGGGATACATCAAAGACATATTGATGCTGCTCAAGAACTAAATAGAGTATATTGGGATTTCGTAGAGTTTATGCAGAAACATCCTAAGTGTATTAGACAACTAGTAACATGGGGAGGCGGAGATAGAGCTGAACTAAAGAAACAATTGATCGATTGGTATGTTGACAATGAAGGATGTTATATTGAGGAGCTATGGAAATTGGGTTATACTGAAATGAATGTAAAGAATATACATCAATACTTAAGAGAGAAAGAAGGTAAGTCGACTCAAGGAGGATTAGCTAGGTCAATGCTAAAATATGGTCTTCAGTTTGAGGGAACTAAACATAATGCATTGGATGATTCAATCAACACTGCAAAAATATATTGTCATATGTTAAATCATGTTGACATTAAAAAACTATTAAGTTAGAATTAGGAGAGGTGAATATATGGCTAAGAAAAATTCAGAAGAAAATAAAGTAATATGTAATGACCATGCATATGGAATTGTATATGCCGAAGGGTCTTATTTAATTGTAAAGATAGACTTTAACTTTGAACAAGAATCAATGGGTAAAGTATCAGTACAAAAGAAGATTGCAAATAAGTATGATGCACAACAGTATTTTAAGATTATGTTAGCTAATGATGATGTAGTATAGATTTTATTGAAGGAGAATATATGGCTGCAAGAAAAAGTTTTAAATTAAAATCTGGTATTGAGTTACCATTGATGGATCTTCGAGGAAAAGAATATCTACAAGTTGCTCATAGATTTGTATGGCTTGTTGATGAATTTGAAAATTATTCAATCAATAGCGAATTTCTTAAACTTGAAGATGAACAAGCTGTTTGTCGAACAACTATTAAGTTAATGGATAAAGACGGAAAGATAATTAGAGAAGCTAGTGCTACAAAAAAAGAAACGAAGAAAGACTTCGCTGATTTTGTAGAGAAGGCAGAAACTGGGAGCTGTGGAAGATGTTTAGCAATGCTAGGCATGGGAACACAATTCAGTACACAAGATATGGAAGAAGGTCAAAGATTAGCAGATGCTCCTCTTCCTCCTCCTGGTGAACAAGCTAAAGCTGATGCATATCAAATTAAAGAAAGTAAAAGTGAAGCAAGTAAAGTAGAAGATAAAGTCGAATCGAAACCTGAAGTGAAACCTGAGAGAAAAGGATTTGCTCGCAAGTCACCTCCTGCTCAACCAGCAGCGTCAACTCCTCCTTCAAACGATGATGGTTGGCAATAAGGAATACATAGCTAGTTCTTAGGAATGGGACTAGCTATTTTTTACTATGAAGACAGATAATTTATTAGATTTATTTTTGTTGATATTTTTAGCAGGTTCTTTAGGAATGTTTATTGGATTAGCAATACGTTCTACTTTTCCTGATGTATTTCGAGGTGAACCTATTATCTATAGTATCTACATAGCTATAAGTAAATGGATAAAAAAATGAAATTAAGAGAAGTACCAAACTATTTGACAGTTAAAGTTAGAATGGAATACTGGGATAGAGATCAGTATGTTTATTTTAATGGCGTAACATGGATTAATAAAGAAGGATATCCTATATCAGATTTTGTTTCGAAAGAAGCAGATAATGATGGGTGGTACGAATATAAAGAGAAGTATATCGTTAGAGCAAAACGTATACTCGTTTGGATAAGATCACATTACGATGGACATGTTTATTGTAGTTTTGGATCAAAAGATTTTGTACCACTGCCAGGTGATACATTACTAAAAACTGAAGAAATAGAAAGAGAGTTTGAATTATGCGAATTGCAGAAGTCCTAGTTCTATTAACGTTAACAGGTTGTGCAGTTACTGCAGTTCCTTTAATGGTAAGTAATACTGCTGTAGGTATTGCTAATGCTCCAAAACCTGTAGCAACTCCTGAATATACATTACTAAATGAATTAAGTATATGTGGTAGAGTTGAAGGTAACATAGGAGATAATGGAGTTGTACGATACAGTATTAAAGTATTTGGTAAGAAAGCTGATGTTGACGAGTTAAGTAATCTAAAGATAAATATATATGACCAACGAGGTAAGTCTCTAGATAAGGTAGACTGTGGAGATTATAAGGGTTTATGAAA